AATATTTATATTAGATCTTGGAATAAATTCTTCAACTTTTTGTAGGTTATTGCCTAGATACAGTCCTACCATGCTTAATGTTGCTGAATCTTTGATGTATATACTAGGTTGATCACTCCAGTACCTGCCTTGACTGTTAAACCATTTAATTGTACTGTTGTTGGATAATACACGATCTTGGTAATTTGCAAGCCAAATACTAAAATTAAGTCTAGCATCGGGCTTAAATGATGGCTTTATCCAAACTCTATACTGATATTTTTTATGCGGTAATTGATTACATAGGATTTTTTTAGCACCATTATCAACTATGTAATCTAGTTCGTAGATATTAATAGGTTCATGAACCTCTGTAATAAACTCATCTAACTGAGTAACCATATCATTATACAGTGTTTGGTCTTTACAGTAGATATTAAACATACTATTCTCTGCTCTAACCTGTATTTCTTTTGACAGGAAAGGTTCAACCGCAGTGGTAAATTTCAACAAGCGACTTATATCTGTAGGGTTACCTCTCCATTTGTTAGCATAAAAAGTATTCCTTGGATTGTAACAGTATTCAATGGTTTTATCCACACCCATTCGTTTGATCTTCCAAGATTCTTTTACTATACAAAGAATCTTGTAGGGCCATTTACCGTAGAATAACTTAGATGTCGGAAACTTCTGGTGATTCACTTTTTACCTTTACTGGAAGTACATCAATGACATTAATTTTAAGAGCGTCATTTTCAACAGAAATCTCTACGACTCCGCCATTAACTAGCTTACCAAATAATATTTCTTTACTCAGAGGTTTCTTGATCATATTATCAATAACACGCTGTAAAGGACGAGCACCCATCTTGCTGTCAAAGCCTTTGCTGATCAAATATTCAACTGCTTCAACTGTAGGTTTAATATGAATGTTCTTGTCTTTGATAAGTTCGTTGAGTTCATCAATAAACTTCTTGACAATCTTAGCCATGGTCTTTGGATCCAATTTGCCAAATCGTATTGTACCATCTAAACGATTGCGGAATTCTGGGCTAAAGAATTTGTTTACAGCATCTTTAGGATCGCTGTCACGCTCTAGACTACCAAAGCCTACAGCATTCTTTTCAGCATCAGCGGCACCTAAGTTTGAAGTCATGATGATAATAGCATTGCGACCATCTGCTTTCTTACCATTGCTACCTGTAATAAATCCATTATCCATCAATTGTAGTAATACAGTAAGTACACTTGGATGTGCTTTTTCTACTTCATCTAAAAGTAAGACACAGTTAGGATGTTCTTGTAAGCTGGTTACAAGTTGTCCTGCATTATCTTCAAATCCCACATATCCGGGAGGGCTACCAATAAACTTAGCAACAGAGTGTTGTTCTTGATACTCACTCATATCAAATCTTACAAGTTTAATGCCCATGTTAGTGGCCAGTTGTTTAGCGGCTTCAGTTTTACCAACACCAGTAGGCCCCACAAACAAAAAACTACCAACTGGTTTGTTCAATGATTTTAATCCTGACTGTGCAATAAACACCTTGTCTAACAAACTATCAATAGCAGATTCTTGACCAAACACTTTTTCTTTCATGTTCTTTTCAAGGTTGATAAGATTGTTACCTTCTTTGTTATTAATTTGTTCAAGCGGGATATTAGCAATCTTGCTGATTTCAAATAAGATTTCGTCATGATCAACAATGCCACCTTCTTCATCACGCACTTTGAAGCGAGCACTTGCACAATCAATTAGGTCAATTGCTTTGTCGGGAAGTTTCTTATCACTGATGTATTTGATAGAATACTTAACAGAGTCAATAACTGCTTGATTGGTAATTTTAACACCGTGGTGTTTTTCATAATACTTTTTAAGACCTTTAATGATCTTAATAGCAGTTGCTTCATTAGGTTCATCAATAACCACACGCTGGAATCTGCGCATCAATGCACGATCCTTTTCAAAGTGTTTACGATATTCTTCCCATGTGGTACTGGCAATAACTTTGATGTTGCCTTTGGTTAATGCAGACTTCAGCATATTAGCCATATCATTGGTACTGCCGCCCCCGCCTGCACCAGCACCATTCATCATATGTGCTTCATCAATGAACAATATTGATTTGCCTTTTTTCTCTAAACCGTGTAACACTGCTTTGAGTCTTTCTTCAAAGTCACCACGATACTTACTACCTGCAAGTAGGGCACTGATATCTAAACTATAAACTGTGTAATCTTGAATAAATTTGGGCACAGTGCCCTCAAAGATTTTACGGGCTAGTCCTTCTGCAATAGCAGTTTTACCTACACCTGGATCTCCAATTAAAATAGCATTGGCTTTGGTTCTACGGGCGAGAACAAGTTCTATTTCTTCAATTTCTTTTTCTCGACCTATCACAGGATCAATCTTTTTACTCTTAGCACGAGCTGATAAATTGGTACAAAATTGTAGTATCAATCTTTCTAACTGTGTATTATTCCCCGAAGTGCTGGCTGTCTCACCATCTTCATTGATAACATCTTTCTTAACAAAATTAATAAATGTATCTTTGTCAATGTTAGCTTTACGAATAAAATAATTTGCATGACTTTTCTTCTCAGCAAAGATACTGATAAAACAATCAACTGGTTCTATAATTTGTCGACCACTGAATAAAACATGAGTGAATGCACGATTTAGTACTCTATCAACAGTAACAGTTTTCTTGGGTTTAACATCTTCGTTTGATGTAATAGTTTGATATTCATTGTTGATATAATTTTCAACTTCTTCTTTGAAGACTTTAACATCTGTGCCAAATTCAGTTAATATCCCTACAAACGATTCGTTATTGAGCATACTAAGTAAAAAATGCTCTAGGGTAATATATTCATGTTTATTAACACTAGCTACCTGTACGGCATTTTCAAAGATTTCTTCCAAATCTTTATTTGGTTCTAACATTATGTTTCTTTCCTTTTTTTGTTTTTTTAACTGCTAACGCCCATTTAAGAGTGCTAACTCTATCTTGAAAAACTATACCTTCTAAATGATCCAATTCGTGTAGGAAACATTTACAGTTGTATCCATCAAATTCTGATTCTTGCCATTCACCTTTTGAGTTTTGCCAACGAGCCAGTATTTTTGTAGGACGCTTTATATTAACATAAACACCTGGAAAACTCAAACATCCTTCTTCCAGATCTTCTACAGTGTCTGTGGTTTTTACGACCATAGGATTAAAGAACGCTTGTGCAGTTTCTGGATGATCCTTGTGTCCCATAGCAAACACCCGCACAGTTATTCCAACTTGTGTGGCAGCAAGTCCGATGCCGTCGTGTGCAAACATAGTTTCGATTAGTTCTGCTTCTAATTTTTCCGGATCAAGAATGCAGTTTTCGAAATCAAACTCTTCGACTTTTTGTCTTAATATTTCATTGGGAAATTTAATTATTTTTAACATACAAATATTTACTGAAAGTTTTGTTGAAGGATTCTTTTTTGTTCATCGGTTAAGAAAGTAGGAATTTTGATATTTACGGGCATTAATAATCTCCCTTTGAATCTATTATCATTGAGCTTAGGCATACCATAACCTGCGGCAGAAAGTATCTGTCCAGGTTGTGTTCCAGGACGAACAGTCATTTCTAAAGTTTTACCATCTATGGTGTCTACAAAGATGTTTTTACCTAGCATGGCGTCTATGCAACTGATTTCTACATTGCGAATTAAGTCATCGCCTTGTCTTCGAAATAGTGTGTGTTCTAATACACTAACTGTTAAATGTATATCACCTCTAGGTGCATTTGGAACACTATCATCGCCCATACCTGCTAATCGTAATACCAATCCGTCATGTGTACCTGCAGGTATTTTAATTTCGACTACTTGTTCTCGTCCGCTAGGTAGTCCGAGAGTGGCAACTAAATCTTTACCATGAAATGCTTCTTCTAAAGAAATAGTAGTTTGTATATTCAATGTTCTGTTTCTAGGTTGTTGCCTTTGTCCAAACATTCCAAATTGTGCAAATATATCTTCAAATCCTGGAGGAATACCACCTCCTGTATGGAAATGGAATCCTCCCGGAAATCCACCGGGAGCATTTTGGAATTGTGGTTGAGGATTATCGTATTGTTCTTTTTTCTCTGGGTTACTTAGTGTGTCATAGGCCGCAGATATTTCTTGAAACTTAGCAGTGTCACCTCCCTTGTCGGGGTGATGCTGTGCCGCTAATTTGCGGTATGCTCGTTTGATTTCATCTTGTGAGGCGTTACGATCTACGCCCAAAGTTTGATAATGATCTGCCATAATAGAAAAAGGTATAGTAAAGTATACTATACCTTTTGTAGATTGTCAACAGTTATTATTTCTTAACTGGAACTGCGTCATCGCCTTCTAGTTTTTTATGTACTTTGATTTTTTTACAATCTTGTACAGTTTTACCATCTTTACCTGTAATTGGTTTACCTGCTTTGTCAAGTTTATCATGACACACAGTTTTTACTTCAGCCTCGGCAAATACAGTGCTGGCCATACAGGCTACAATTAATAATGCTAATATTTTTTTCATGTTATACCCTTTTTTTTTAAATTACTGGATCCGGTGCAGGTACTGGGGCTGGTTTACCACCAAATCCTACAGCTACTTGACCTGTGACTGGTGCGGCTGCTGGGGCTGAGCCAAAGCCAGTCGTTGTTGCTCCAGCTCCTGTACTGCTACCAAAGCCTCCTGCGGCCGGTGCTGAACCAAAACCACTGCTGGAACTGCCGAATCCTCCTGACGCAGGTGTGCCAAATGCTGGCGCCCCGCTTGCTGGTGTCCCAAATCCGCCATTGCTTGCTCCTCCAAAACCCCCACCCATATTTGGTTGGTTACTTACATTGACATTACCTTGTCCGGGTGGTACATAGGTTGTTCCTGCTCCTTGCGGGAAGTTCATAGTTGGTCCAGCCGCCCCGCCTAATTTCTCTTGTGTTCGTCCATATGCACTGATACCTATAACAGCACCCATAGCAATATGAAATAATCCTGCACCCTGTAGAGTCAATGGTTGCCATTGGCTTGACACATTACCGTGATCTAATCCTTGTAATAAACTCCACAAAATAGGAAATCCTACAAAGTCCATGGTACAGACTAGCATGTACATCCATCCCATCATAGGACGCCACTTGCTATTCATCCAGTCTTCTTTTTTCTGCTCACTTGCGCTAATTGGTTGTTCGTCAGCCATTTGTTACTCCATGTTGGTGTACTATTATTTATTTTTATTGGCAGGAATTATCTGCTATGTAATATATGCTTAATCTACCAGTAAATATTTGAATGCAAGAAGAAATTGAAGATGATAATCAAAAAAATAATGATAGTTTTACAGATTGGGTACTTGATCTCCCTTTTGAAACATTCTTTTGGTTAATGACCGCAGTAGGGTTGGGATTATGGACTGTGGCTATTACTGTTCTCCTGGTTTATCTTCATTTTTCAAATCATCATTAGCTTCTTTGACTCGTTGTGAATTAACAAAATCTTGTTGATGTTTAATATAATATTCATCTTCAGCTTTTTGTTTTGCTTGCCATTCTTCTAATTCTATTAATTTTAATTTTTTTCTTTCTTCTCGTTTTTGTGCAAGAACATCGGGTTCTAGTTCAGGCCATCGTTGTCGTCTATCATGTGACACCCACGCCATTAAAATTACCATAGCAATCACTAATGCAAACGCTATTCCACCGTAACTTAATTCGGTCATATAAAGTTTAAATTTGGCTCGTCTTCTAGCCGCTATTCTTTCTTCGTCTCGTAGTTTTTTCTTAAGTAAGAATTTTTGTTCAGCACCCATTGATTTCATCATTTCGCTGACATCAGTCCAAAGTGCACCTAATTCAGGGGGTGCATTGTAGATCATCATTTCGCGTAATTCAACCTGCATTTGTTCTAATTGTTTTTTCATTAGTACAAGTTGGAGTGCTCTTTTACCTAAACTACTTTCGCCTTCATAAAGCTCTTCACGATTTTTGCGTTCTTCTTCTTCTATGACTGCCATACATTTTGTCATGGCATCAAAAAAGTCCCCAAGATAATTACCAAGTTCGGTATATATACCTGCGGTTTCACCGTCACGCTTGTTTAATTCTATAACACGATTTTTTTCTTGAACAAATTGATTCTTTACCTCTACTGATACTGGAGTACCAGGGGGATGTGCTTTATGGAATTGATCGTCGAGATCTTTGAGAACGGCCTTAACATCACCTGCGGCACCTTTGATGTCTTTGTATAATTGACATCCTTTCTTAACGGCAGCAACAGCTCCGTTGGCCAAGGCAAATAGGGTTAGTGGATCCACTAAAAAACCGCTCCATAATAGTGTACTATTATTTACGGAGCGGTAGTTTTATATTAACTTAGTATTTTATTAAAAGAACAAAAATACACCTTGTGCTGATAGCAATAATCCAAGTCCGGCAACAAAGAAACTTCCCCAAAACATACTCATACTAACAGCAAGAATACTTGCAGATAATACAACAATGCTTAGTTGATATAGGGTACTAGCATAGCCAATCCATGGACTGCGTTTCCTAGCTTCATCACGCTCTGATTCTAACTTGCGTGCCTTTTCCATTAGCTCTTTCTTACCTTCGCCTGTCTTTGGATCGCTTTCGTAACGATCAATCTTGGCCTGTAGTTTAGCCATTTTGTCTGTTTCTTTGCGATATGTGGCATCATCAAGACTTTGTTCAGCTAGAGTTTGTTTAATACTCTTAGCCTGATAAAATGCCCATACATTGTTTGAAGCAATTGTGTTGTTTAACACCTTGCTACTTAAAGTACCACCGTACCATGAATTCACTGCAAGTAATAGTGCAAATACACTAATTACCATCCCTGCTTTGTCTTTGAGTTTTGCTTCACGCTCTGACCGTGATCCCACAGGTGGTTTAACTGCATTAGGATCTTTAGGTTGTTTTGTAATCAAATTCAATACACTGTCTATTAATGCCATTTTATGCTCCCATAATTTGTAGTGCTTTTTTATACCTCTCGGTACGATCATCAAGGCCTAGTGTGCCCCCGTTGATTTTTTTGGTCATTGTTACCAAATCAAAATTATCTGCATATTGATTAAGGTTATTTGCTTCCCAAAACCAACATGCTGACTGTACGCAACCCTCAAAGGTTGCTAGATATTCAGGCAGATCATTGATATCTGTTTCTATGCTATCAGCAAATGCCTGATAATTACTGCGTCCGGTCAATTGGATCAATCCTCGGCCACAGAATCTATAACCATCTCCTGACTCTTCTGGCCCATTACCCATGCGATTAGCATAGGCTCTATTGGCAATTTTTTCTTGATTGTGTGCATATTGATTTGCTATATCCATATTAGGAAAATATTTAGGCCATACACGAACAAGACTTTCTGCTTTGTAGTTTAAGTTTTCTTTGATAGCGGTAAATCCGCCGCTTTCATGTCCACACTGTGCTAGGAAAGCCGCGACCCGTTGAGGAGTATTGATATCGTAATCTGGTAATGCTTGACTTAATGCTGTATACCAATGATCCACATAGGGATTGCCGGGTATAATCTGTGCTAATTGATCTTGACTTAAAATAAAATCTGCCATATGTTCCTCTTTTGATTATTTACACTAGACTGGCTAAATTAATCAGTCCATTAATTGCAGTATTCATGTGTTCTAATACCTGCATATTATCTACACTTCGATTAATATTATTGACACGAATAATATCTTGCATCATTTGTATATATTCGTCTTTACTTACCTGTCCTGATTTTAGTAATTCTGTGTATTCATTTGCAGTACGAGCTGATTCTTGTACTTTTGGATCATTGGTTCCTTGATAACTCTCTAACAATGCTTGTTGGTGTTGTTCTACGCTCATCTTGGTCTCCCTGCTATAACTGTCTGCATCCTGTCTGCGGATGTTTCTATGCTTGTGAATTTTATTTTACAAAATGCTGGACTTACTTTGGCTTTTGAATATTGATCAGCTAGTCCCTGTGCTATATCATGTAAGTCTTTACTGGCTGCGATCATATTATCATTTCTGGGAATGTGTTCACTATATAGTACAAAGTATTGAGTATCAGTGGCCACTTTAACAGCATTGGTCTGGCTGGCTACAGCATCATCACATTGATTTTTAAATTGTTGAGATTCTGCACGAATTTCTGTTATAGTTTTATACTCGTTAGGATCATAGTGTGTCATTAGATAAGCATCTACAACTGCACAGCCAGACAATGTTAACATTAATAAGGATAGAACAATTTGTTTCATTTTAATTTATCAAAGATAGATTTTTGTAGATTATACCATTCAATCCAATCATCTACTTTGCCTTTACACTCATAATAGGTGCTGTAGTTGCCTACAACTGCTCCTAGTACATCTGTGAGTTTGGTATTTGCCGGATCTACTGTTTGTAGGTCTGGACAGGCAGTTTTAAGCGGTTCGGGAGCATCTGGAAATTTAATGGTTACAGGAACAGGAGTTGTAGCGCATCCTACTAATAAAGTTAACAATGATACAATTAATAATTTTTTCATTTCTCTATACTCATTGGATTTTTAGCCGCATCATTATGTATTTTATTAACAATAGGATCTAATTTACATTCTGAGTTAATTTGTTTCTCGACCTGTTGCAATTCTTTTCTTACAATAATTTGTCGATCATGAATGACTTTAGTTCTTTTAATAATACGGGTTTTTATTTTTGTATTAGCTTCGGCAGCCTGTGCTTCTGCGGCTGCAACTTTTGCCTGTACTTCTTCAACCTTCTTACGCCATTCCATTTCTGTACTATAACTACCTTCAAAGTAAAATCCTACTATTGTAATTAATGTTGCAATAACAAAAATAATACTCTTATATTTTTTTCCACCAGGGAGAAAGTTTGTCAAAAATCCTATAGGATATAAAGATATTCCAAAAAATATTAAAAATAAAATAGCTTTCTGTAATAACTCATCTGGAATAAAATGTAGTATCCACAATTTTACCACCTACCTTTTTCAATGACAACTGCTCGGTTACCGTTCCTAATTAAAAACTTATCACCTATTTTGTTGATATCATAGTTACCTAGATATTTGTTTAGGAATGTAACTTCGCTTTGACTACTTTCATCTAATGATAGTGCGCCGGGAACTGTGTCCTTAACATCATTATAATCGCCTATTGATACAAATTTAGCAGTAAGATCACCTGCGTAGGGTTTGCTAAAAGTTAAGGTATTGTCTGCTTCTAGTGCAACTTCTGTTGTACCTTGATTAAAGAAATTAGAAATATCTCCGTGTTTCATTTCCATGATACGATTGTCATAGTCTTCTTTAGTCAGTGGAATATTTTCCATAACACTTTGTTCATCGAATGGAACGCTGTGATCTGCTTTTTGATATCTAAATTTCCAATCATAACAATCAGTTAATTGGCTTACACCATTTAACAAGTGTTTTAATTGTCCGGGTAACTTAGGTGTACGCTCTAGTTCTACAAATACTTGATACTGTCCATCATGTTCTTCGCCTGAACTCATGTCTGCATCAAGAATAAAAGGATAACCCTTTTCAATAAACTCAACTAGGTCAATTGCTGGATACTTTTCTTTAACACGGAATCCTAATACAACAACATCACGGTCTTCGCCCATTTTACTGCGATACTGATCAACAGTGAATAGTTCACTGACGAATTCTTTAAGATCTCCGGACCTTAGTCCTTCATTGAGCTTATGCTTGGGTTGGTTCTTCTGGTACTGCATTTTCTGGACTTTCTTGTGCTACTTCATCTGTGCCTACTGATTCGTCATTCTTATAACGCATTAGCTCGGCCATTTGATTGTGATCTTGATTCTCTTTGCCGATGTAAACATCTTGCATGAGTTTCTTGGGCATAGTGATTTCTACAACCCAAACTGGATGTGCATCAATCTTACCTTTTTTAGTTCCAGGACGGAAATCTCCGGGATCTTTGATCTTGCGGGGAATTAGGATATTTTCTTTTTTATAAACAACTTGACATCCATAGTCGTAGAGTCTTTTAGCACCTTCGGGATCTGGCATCTCTTTGAGGTCCCACATGAATCCGCATTTGACGCTGTATCTACTGACATCAGGCCCTTCAACCAATTCGCCTTCACTCCAATTCTTAAACACATATATATCCAACTCGTCAAGAACTCGCTCAAAGTCTTTGATAACTTTGAACGCACCGTTGTTCTCGCTGAGTTTTTGTATGTTTTTAATTACTTCTACTATATCGTGCATGGTTGTTCTCTTTACTGTTTTATTTATGTAAGTGGAGATGTAAAATAGATTAATCGTTTTTGGTGTGTTTGAGGTGTATTTTGAGTATAGTATGTAAATATCTGTGCAGGTCGATCTTCCCAAGGAGGTAAAATTGCCCAAAGCTAGAAGAAGAAACGAAAGAGATCAGAATATTCGAGATCCTCGATTTATTTCTGACACAAATAACTTGATACAGATCAAGCCTTATTTGAAAAAAAAGCAACAAGTTCTTATAGTTCCACGAAATATTTCGCAGGAAAACTACCTAGAATTGTTAAAAAATCCCAAGAAATACATTGTTTTTGCCATCGGACCTGCGGGTACGGGTAAAACTATGTTGGGTGTACAAATGGCCATTAAACTATACAAAGAGGGGGTGATTAGTAAAATTATTATCACAAGGCCGGCTGTAAGTGTAGATGAGGATCACGGTTTCTTACCAGGAACCTTAAATCAAAAGATGGAGCCTTGGACTCGTCCTATCATGGATGTGTTCGAAGACTACTATCATCCAAAAGAAATTGCAGAGATGTTAGAAGACGGTGTTATTGAAATTGCACCCTTAGCGATGATGCGTGGACGCACATTTAAGAACGCTTTCATTATTGCAGATGAGTGTCAGAACACTACCGCTAGTCAAATGAAAATGTTACTTACTCGCATAGGAGAAGGCAGTCGCATGGTAGTAACTGGAGACTTAAATCAAGCAGATAGACCACATGAGAATGGCTTGCTAGAATTTTGTAATCTATACGGACAAGGAGGTGATTCGCGTATGATTGCTATGGCTAAGTTCGGGACTCGAGACGTGGAAAGACATCCAGTTGTTAAAGAAGTATTATCAATCTATAAGGAAGATATTAGTGATTAAAATATAAAACAACATTGACTTAACAAGAGCCAACCGCGTAGTACCGACCTGCATCGACTACGCGGTTATTTTTTTTATTGTAGTCTGGCCAATTTTGCCATGGTAGCACTAAGGTTTATCTCTGCGTCAGCTATCAATGTATGATCTACAAGACCTTGTTTGATAATGATAATAGCAGAGTCTTTCTTTTCTTCAGTATCACCAAACAATTCAATATTGTCATAACACCATCTAAAGATTTCTTCAACCTCTTCTGGTCGTGCACGACTACACAACAGTTTTCTCGCACCTTGAATGTTGCCTGCTTTGAACAATTCAACCATTTCTAGTCTATAGTCTGTAGAGTCAGCATCACCTGCACTTGGAGATACTAGTTTACCTTCTACAACATTTTGTTGCAATAAGTTGATGCATTTGCGTAGATCTGGATAGCTAAGTTTAACAAATGTGTCTAGGGTGTCAATGTCAAAGTCTACATTTTCTGTGACCAGGATAGTAGCCGCCCGAGCTGTAAACTCTGTTTGATCAGTTTTTAGTACATGAAAACCTTGACAACGACTATGTATTGCTGGAATAATACGATTAGGATAGTTACAGGTTAGAATAAATCTACTGGTACTGGAATATGTTTCCATAACACCGCGAAGTATAGCCTGTGCGTTAGGGGTTAGATAATCAGCCTCATCTAACAGCACACACTTGAATGGACCAAATGGCATCATTTGTACAAAGTTAATGATCTTATCTCTCACAGTTTCTACATTGTTTTCTCGTGATGCATTGATTTCTAAGATATCATAACTTTCAATGCCTAGTTCATTGAGTAGGACTTTAGCCAAAGTTGTTTTACCAATACCTGCGGCACCGCTGAATAACAAGTGTGGAATACTGCCTTCTTTGATCCAGCTCTGTACTTGCCGCTTCTGTGAGTCATCTACAAACACATATTCGCTAACTGTTTTTGGTCTAAATTTTTCTACCCATAGTTCTTTCATTTATTTCTGCTCCTAAAGAATTTAATTATCTGTTCTAATAAACTGGGATGATGTGGACATCGTCCTTGCCGGTAGTCACACTCTGGCGTATATTCTCGGCGACATATTTCGCAACGATTAGGCACGAAGAGCCTCCATGGTCAATATCTTATCAATTTCTTCACCAAAGTTTTTATCTGATGTGATAATATACAGACTTTCAAAATGTCTATCTTTACGCTCATCATATCTGCGAGTCTGGACTATACGACCTCCTGATGCATTGTGCACCTCAAAACGAATTGAACTATCTTGTCTGATATCAAGTCTATCGTCATCAATGCTGATTATTTTGTTTTGATTACTGTCATCGGACATTAGCCATCGTGCCAGTCTTTGTTTTAATGTTAATGTTTGTGTCATAGGTATTGCTCTTCCTGCTTGCATTTCTGATACTTTTCCCCATCTACTCATATCTTACCTTTCTCGGCTTCTGCCACTCGCTTACGCAAACTACTACTTGAGAAACTATGGTCTCTACTGTTGTAAATAATTCCAATTCCTCGTTGATTACAGATATCTTTACCAGTAAATTCTACACCTTTGTACTCTACACCTAATATTCTAACATCAATAGGTAGTGTTAGCAAGATGTCACATAGATCTGCTTCAGTTTGATACACAACTATTTCATCCACATAACGAGTGGCACTGACAGTAATCTGGCGTTCTACAATACTTTGAATAGGTTTATTTTTAGTATCTGGGCGATCGATAGTAGGATCAGTTTGTAATCCTGCAATCAAATAATCACAGTGATTTTTAGCTTCTGACAGCATAGCAACCTGACCTGCATGAAGCAAATCAAATGTTGAAAATACTATTCCTATCTTTTTTCCATCAGCCTTTAATTGTTTTATTTTATTAAATATCATCGCTCAATATCCTAATGATCTTTTTTTGCTCTTGTTCTTTGAGCCATTCTTCTTCGCCAACATAAGTGCCACATCTTTTAAGTGCATCTTCTACTAGCCATTTTATTCTATAGAGATCTTGTTTGCATCCCCATGATAGAAATCCATCATTGCGAGGTGAGTTAATCTCGTAAGTAAGTGTATTGATTTGTCGTGCTATATCGGGCACGTCCCAGCTTTTTTGAAATCCCATGATATTAATATAACATGGGATATTTTGTTTGTCAACAGTATTTGAAAGAATTATTGTCCACGATAAGCACCAGCTGGCTTCTCATCTGCTGTGGCTAACATTGCCTTGACATCGGCTTTTTGAATTTTAGTAATAGTACCATCTTCATTTTCGTACTCTGCGGCACGACTCCAACGACCATGTTCCATAAGAACCCACTCGCCAACTTTAACATCAGTTTGCTCTGGACCAATTGCCCACACACGGCCCCAGCGTGGTTTGATGCCTTCAACGCGACCATCATCGCTTTTTAGGATAATTCCGCTAGTGGTCTTTTCTTCGCCAAACTCCATATCGCATAACAACACGCTATCACGCAATAATTTTAATTTGCCTTGTACTTTCATTTATTCACCTGTAGTAGTTTTTTTTGTTACAACAACTTCAGCAGGTGCCGAACTAGCAGGTTTCTGTACAACCGGCGGAGTTGAAGTTTCTGGCATAGGTTCTGCTACCGTATTAGATTTAACTTGACGACTTGTAGATTTTATTTGTGCCTTGGGATTTTTATCGTAATATTCAGCTACAACATCTTCACGTTTTTTAATTATTTTACCTCCAGGACCTAATTTATCTCCTCGAGCATTTACTCCTGCATTGCCTACTGCTGGTACTAATTCGTTTTGACGCATTAGTTTATCCATGTCAATTGTTTTACCTTGTGCTGTTTTGTACATTTTATTCTCCTTGTGTTCTTAAAAATTCATTTATATCTAAATTGAATTTTATACTATCAATTTTATGTATACCTATGAGATACAGAGCATAACTGGCTACACTACTACCTCGACCCACTCCCCATACAATATTATGTTTTCGCATGGTATCTACTAAGTATTTAAGATATCTTAGTAGGTCGATCATATTAAGTTGGCGAAAAAGTACTAGTTCATTCTGCAATCTAATCATTTTTGTGTCAGTATTGCATTGTTCAGTTAACCAAGATTCTATGTCAAAATTTAAATATTCTTGCGGCATATACCATTGACTTTGATTTTTACGATCAAATTCTTCAATACTTAAACCTTTATCTAGCAATTTTTGTAATCTAGGAATTTTATCAGCGTTGATATCACAGGCTGTATTATAATGGTCAATGGTTTTATCATCGTCAACATACACATCTTTAAGCGAAGATAACTTGTTGTTATACAATGCTTGAAATGCTTCTTCGGTTGATATTAATGCTTGTCCGTATTTGTCAATCTTCACTGCGTCCGCCCTTAACAATTCGTGGTTCGAATCTAGGGCTATCTGTAATATTAAGTTCTTCCCAAGAATTCTCATCTTGAGAGCCTGTACCTGTTGAATCTATATTCCACCAGTGATCGCCTTTGAGTTCTAAACCACAGTCTTCTGGTTCTTCTATACAGTATTGTATATGATCTCCTACCGCACTGTCAATGGTTATAGCACTGATATTAAAATATTTTTGGGTAATAGCAATAAACTTACTGTTAAGTACCCCACCTACAAAATAATCATAGGGATCTGTTGGAAATAATACTAAATTGGTTTCTAATTCTAATAATATAGGAACCATTGGATGTTCCCTGTGAACAAAAATACTGTTTTGAAGATAGTGTTCAATAAAGTATCTAAGTTTTCTAAAACCTAAAGCAATGTTCATTTGGGCACTGGGTTCAATATGAACGCCGATAGAATAAGAATTTGGAACTATAATTTTTTCTGTAATTAATGTACAAGCAAATCCTGTAGGCCAAATAAATTGATGTACTGAATCATTCAACATTGATTAAATCGTCCAGGCCTTGTTTCTTTTGTTTTTCTTGTATTGTCTTCATTGCTTCAATTTGACGAGCCTGCTGTTCCATTCTATAAGCATCTAAGGTTATAACAATTTGTTGTGCTATACCGCCTTGTCCTAGACGCATAGCAATGCCGTACTTGCGACTTAGATCAAGAATCTTATTTTCAAGATCTTGATCTTTGAGTTTACTTGGATTTTCTATTAGTGGATTAAACATCAGTATCCTAGTGCAATGTAGCTGAATGCGGCACTACCTGATCCAATAGCCATAAATGTTGCACCAGTTAATGATGATGAAACAGCTTGTGATGTAATAGTGGTAGTTGTACTGTATGTTGCATTAATAGGAGTTGCAGTAACACTTAAAACAGCAGTAGAGAATGGAGTAGCAAATGTCACGGTTCCTGTTGTTTGGCCTGTAATTGGAGCACTTTGACCCCATTGCATAATAAGCCCGCCTGGCAATTGTTGATAACCGGGTGTTGTTAATGAACTATTATATACATCTCCTTTAGTTCCTAGTAGAGACTGTAGACTTTCAATTTCAGCTTCGGTATTCAGTAATGCTGATTGTATGATGCTAAAGTTCGAACGGAATCCTTGACTATCGTTGTTTTGTCCTGCTACAGGAAATCCTGTATCAATTGTATTAATTAAATTAGTTACTGTGCTGGCCATGTGTATTGGACTCCAAAATATGTATTTCGTTTGTATTTATTTGATCAATCAAAGAAGAACATTTGCCACAATCTGCTATTTTCTTTGGTATAACCAAAATATCCCAAAGCAGAATGTAAGTATCCAGCATTGAATATGACTAACCTGTTATAGACATTACCAATACTATCAACAGGTTCAAATATAGTACCATCTAAATTTTGTGACCCTGGCCTAAAACAATTTAAAATATTAGGATGCTCTTTATGCCTAATATCACTATTTTTACCTGCAAACGTACCTGTACCTGTAGAATATGGTGCATTCGGAGTAAGATACAGCATACCTGCCCAAGTTTGGTCATCACAATGGTACACATTCGGATCACCTTCCATACCGTATTGGAAACGTCCGTTCATACTGTGATCTTCCCATCGAACAATTTTATGCCCCATCACACGTTCAAATTCTTCTTTAAGTCCAGGAAATAAGAACTGTTGTGCAGTACGTGATCCTATAAATCCACGTCCTAATCCGCCTTGGATATATTCTTGCTGAAGTGCAAATTCACGAACCGCGTCGGGGTCTTTGTAAAAATTATCTATAACCCAAATGCCCTTTTTATAATCAGTATTAATAGTAAAAAAATTAGATTGAACTTTGGGTTTATTTTTAAGTTTATCTAGTATTGCTTTTTTTTTTGAATTCTTGGTAATATAAAATTTATCAATAGACTCTAGATCTGATTTTAAATTTTTAATTTGATCTATCTTTTCTCTTGATATTAGGTCCGGATGAACCCACCAATCTTCAAAAGGACAATTATCTCTGGGACATACATCTGATACAACTAATTCGTAACCTAATGCTTTAAAATATTTTCTAGACTTATCTTTAAAACTACGTGTTACATCGCCATAATAATCGTGTGCATAGGTTATTACACTAAATTTGTGTTGGTTAAAAGGAATCTTTAACAACGCTTCAAATGTTTTACGAGCTGGTTTGAGATTAATTTGTAGGTAATCAATTAAATTATCCGGAAACTTACTACATATATCGACATAGTCAAGTTGTAGTGCATCGGCACAAATCATATTAATGTTAGGTCTTTGTTTTTTATATTCGTCAGCCTTTTCTTGTTTAATTTCGACACTAACGCCCCGCCAATCGAAATCTCTTTCTAACAGCGCTGTATTATTTTTATGCCATGCTGATGATCCACCTATTTCAAGGAATGTTCCATTGCGTTTACCATTGGTCATAAACAATACAAAAAGATCTTGATAAACTTGTGCAAAGTTATCATTTATATTTTCACTACCGGGAAATTTAAAATTAAGTTCCGAATGCATTTCTTTAAGGTACTTGTGATTAAATCCATAACCACATCCTAGCGAAATGATACGTGTTTCTACAAGATCTTTTTGTTCTTGGGTCAATTTATCCCAATGATTATCTACAAGCTCTTGACAAATGTTTCTAGTCTGATCTTCCTTGCCCATGTGCCAACCGCTGAGTAATTTTTGTATCATCAGGCCTTCTAGATCAATTTTTCCAAAATCAACAGACAATGGTGGCAGATTAAAATCGCAGACTTCTATTGCCGTGGTAGCAAGTTGGTATGCTTCGAGATGCTTTTGATTCTTTTCCCAATGTGTGGCTAATATTTGATAAGCTTCGGGACGTTTTGGCATCCATGCTACTGCTTGCTGAAGTGTAGTTTCTGCAGAAAAGTTCCTACATTCATGTTTGATAAACCAAGTTCCCATCTTTAACAAACAAGTATAGGCAAGTTCTTTATCATCTGTAAAATTGGCAGCTCTGAGATAATAAGAAATAGCAGTATAGCTTTGACCTAATGCATCGTATTCTAATGCAAGATCAAAATTTGCTTGCGGGTCTTCTATATTGTAGGCGTAGTTTTTTAAAGTATTAAGCATATAAGAAATCATGAACAAAAGTTTTGGGAACTCTAAGGATATAAGCGGCATTGTCTTGGAAACCAAATGTTATTAACAAATCATTACCGTACTCAGCCATTCCACAACTGAATTCAATTTTAGCACCTAGGAATGTAAATGTCTCAGAACGATGGCGCATGTTAAAATCTTTGTCCCAAAAGATAAATCTGTGTCTATAAGTTCCATTTTTAAGACCACGTTCGGAATTGTACAAATCAGTTTCGTGTGTCAAAGTTAAGTATCCGCCGTCAAAAGGAATAACCTGTGAGCCACCTCTTTGATCTTTCTTAAAACTCCAATCCCAATCACCTAATTTGGTAGTGCTGGTAATTTTTGTTTCCGGATTAAAATTTACAACTTCAGTGGGATTGGTCCATTTTACCCAAGTATAAGGTTGGTCTATTACAGGCATCCAATTTTTTTCACAGTAGCTGTTGTCTGGGGCAGGTGCAGGCATACGAGTCCTAGCAATCTCTGTAGCTGATGTATCTGTGAGTTCAATTTCAGATAGTTCCATTCGACCTACACCATTGGTAGTTGTATCACGTCGAACTCCGCATAGGAATAATTTTCCATTCCAATCAGCTAGACGACAATCTTCTAAACCAATAAATTCCCAGAGTGGTTTTACATCAAGTTTAGTGGTGTCTACTTTAAGGTATTGTTTTATTGTAAGATCTGGATTAAGTCTACAAATATAATTTGTGGTACGTAGTACAACATCATTTTCTGGATTAAGGTATGTTAATGGGCCCCAGACATGTTCGTGACGACCTTTTTCTGCATGATACAGAACGTAATTTAAATTTCTAATATTAATTAGAATTTCACTGTTGCGTACTAGTATTGTAGGGTTAGCAAGGGCAGTTCCTCGAGTTTCTTCTGCTGGAATTATTAGAGGTTGCAGGTCCCCACCACTGTCCAAAACCATTTGAACAAAAATTAATTCATCACTAGTGTCAAGCATTAATCACCTATATATAATATTATATAGGTATTTAATGTGTTGTAGTTTGTTAGAGAATTTTCTTGAGTTAATTACTGTGGTGGATTAGGCCAATTTATTGTATTTGGGAATCCTGTCTGTGTAGGTAAATCACGAAGTGCCTGCCTATAAGTTGCCCACGATGAAATCCAATTTGTATCATTACTATGTGCTAGTTGTACACTAGGAAGTTCAGTCCAATCACTGTTGACTAATAAAGTATTTCGTTGTGCTCTAACATTTTTAGATAAATCTAAATTTATCTGTTCAGTATTAGGCATGACTAGAACAGGTCTTCCTGTATCGTCTGGAACAATTGACCCTCCCTGACCTTGCATTTTAAGCAATTCGTCTCTATATGTACTTTCTATCTCTATACCGTCGGAGGGTATACTTACAGTAGTTATAGTTGAATCAAAAAAACCTCGTAATGATGGTGAATAATATATTGTCATAATTTTTTTATTTAATAACCTATCAAAATCCAACACCACTCATTTGTGTTGCCGTTAGTAGAAGGAGTTATTGTAGTATAGGGTGGTCCACCTGTTAGTTTGGCTGATATTTCACCGATACTATATGTGTCTCCTGCATTATGAGTTAAATTATAATAACTTACTGCGAGTGATAGTGGAGTATTAATTGCTTGAGCTAAAGTTGAGCCACCCCATGTAGCACTAAATCCCCATTGTATAACTAATCCATTGCCGAATATTGCATATCCTGCTGATCCTGGGCCACCGACTGAAAATGATGTAATTCCACCACTACCTGGACCTCCTTGATATCCCTGATTACCTTGATATCCCTGATTACCCGAACCTTGATTACCTTGATTACCTTGGTTACCTTGATATCCCTGAAAACCTTGATTACCTTGGTTACCTTGATATCCCTGATTACCCAAACCTTGATATCCCTGATTACCTTGATATCCCTGATTACCTTGATATCCCTGATTACCTTGATATCCCTGAAAACCTGCTCCTTGAAATCCCTGAAAACCTTGATATCCCTGATTACCTTGGAATCCCTGATTACCTTGGAATCCCTGGTTACCTTGGAATCCCTGGTTACCTTGGAATCCCTGGTTACCTTGGAATCCCTGGTTACCTTGGAATCCCTGGTTACCTTGATTACCTAACCGGCCTTGAACCCCTTGAACCCCTTGAACATCACCAGCAGTACCTTGAATGGCTACACCTTGAACTCCTTGAACTCCTTGAACTCCTTGAACTCCTTGAGTATTTCCAGCAGTACCTTGAATGGCTACACCTTGAACTCCTTGAACTCCTTGAACTCCTTGAACTCCTTGAGTATTTCCAGCGGCACCTTGAATAGCCATACCTTGTGCACCCTGAGTACCTATACCTTGTGTTCCTTGAACTCCTTGAACTCCTTGAGTATTTCCAGCGGCACCTTGAATAGCCATACCTTGTGCACCTTGGGCACCTATACCCTGTGTCCCCTGTGTCCCCTGAACTCCTTGAACATTTCCAGCGGCACCTTGAATAGCCATACCTTGGGCACCTTGAGAACCTAGTCCTTGTGTTCCCTGAACTCCCTGAACTCCTTGAGTATTTCCGGCAGTACCTTGAATAGCCATACCTTGTGCACCTTGAGAACCTAGTCCTTGTGTTCCCTGCACGCCCTGTGTTCCTTGAATACTGCCGGCTTGTCCCTGTACACCTTGAATAGCAATACCTTGGACTCCCTGCAGACCTTGCGTTCCTTGAAGCCCTTGTTCACCTTGAAGCCCTTGTACTCCTTGAATACCCTGTGTCCCCTGCACACCCTGCGGACCTTGAGTACCACTTACAAATAATTGTCCATGTTGATATAAATCTCCATCAAAATAAATGTTACCGCCAATACCGATACCCCCGGCAACTGTTAACGCACCTGTAGTAGTTGATACAGAATCAGTAGTAGTTGTTATTGCGATTGACGGTACTGTTAGTACTCCAGTACTACCAACATAACTTAATTTAGCGCTGGCATAATCGTTAACATATGACCCTACTCCGGGCACCATTACTGGATAATAAGTTGTAGAGTCTGTGTTGGTTAATGTGTTGACATAAATTTTGTTTGCTTGTCCAGGAGAAGTTACAATACTACTTGTACTTACCCATGTAGCAGTTGTACCGTTTGATTGTAATAGATATCCATTTGGACCAATTGGTACAAAACTAGTTACATTTGCTGACGATTGTATAAGTAGACTACCGGTACTTCCACCGGTAACTGCATTAGTTACATTAGATGGGGGGCCTTGGACCCCTTGATTGCCTTGGACTCCTTGATTGCCTTGGACTCCTTGATTGCCTTGGACTCCTTGAAGTCCTTGAATACCGCGCTGTCCTTGTATTCCTTGTACTCCTTGCAATCCCTGAACACCCTGCAGTCCTTGAAGTCCTTGAACTCCTTGTGGACCCCAATGTCCCTGTAAACCTTGCAAACCCTGAACACCCTGTAATCCCTGAGGACCTTGTAATCCCTGAGGACCTTGTACACCTTGAAAGCCCAATGGACCGCTAGGACCGCTAGGACCGCCTGATAATAATTCTCTAGCCTGTGGTATAGTGATATATTGATTTACAGCTGAATCTTGAACAATTACCAATGTTTCGCCCGCTGTAGGGTTAGTTAAATGGGGTAGTGCTGTAAGATTTGGTCTTGTGGTCATTATATCGATTACCTGTAATAAGTGTATTTATATGAAATTGATTTAGTACTTGAAAGTATTTCTAGGGTATAACTGACCTTTGGCAGGTCTAGCAGAAGTTAAATTTGGAAAATGTTGATTGGTTTTAGCAAAAGGATGTGCATTAACGTGCCCACTAACATCTACATTAACTAATGTAAACACTTCGAGGCCTAACAATACTTCATAAGGAAATACCAGTCTAAGTGGTGTTTGCTGTATTCCAAAAGTACTATATTGTACTTCTAAGTATTGATCCACATAATTCTGAGGCATACTTAATTCTCTAATACCTTGTGTGATTAGTACAACAGGAATGCCATATGGTGCAAGTCTATCAATCCAACCTTGTGTCCAATTAACTAACCCTGCAATAGTAGTGTTAATGCTAGTCTGTGTTATTGCAGAGTTACCGCTATTAAAATATGGCACACTAGCTGTAAACAAATATGGATCTAATGCTATCCAATCACACCTTATTGCATCTGCAAGTATAGTAGCAGTTGGTACAGGAGTGTTGCCAAAATACCCTCCTTCGGCAGCATGATTAATACCTACACCTGGACTAATACCGTGATATCGCCAATAATCACACAATGCCTGTAGATCTTGTCCAGTAGGTTTTCCTGTACCCCACCATATTTCATCTACCACATAAACCTGAGTTGCACTAAAATCTGGATTAGCATTTGTACTATTCGAAATGTCACCAGAAAATTGTGTCTCGATACCCATGTGATATTGGTTGTGCCAATAGCCTCTAGGATACCGATTTCCTGTAAATATTGCATCCTGACCTTGTAAAAAAGGTTTGGGATTGTATTTTATAGGAGCGGCACTTGTAATTGTCAGTTGATAGTTTCCTACCACTGTGGCGCCATTGACATCTGTGGCTCTTATTGAAAACGCATATAAACCTGGAACACTGGTAGTTCCAGAAAGCAATCCCGAAGAACTTAAATTAATACCATTAATCAGATTGCTAGGGACATACGCCATTGTATATGTATATGGGCCTGTGCCACCACTGGCAGTAATCTGTTGACTATATAATACACCAGTTGTACCTGTGGTCAATGTTCCCGTAGGTGATAGTGTAATATTTCCAAATACTGCGTTGGCATTATCTAACAACATTGGATATTCCTGAGTTGTATAATTATGTTGGAACCAAAGTGTAAATCCATTTACTGATGCTGGATAAAATGCATCACCGGGGTAAGTGCCATTGTTATAAACCCAAGTGCCATTTGGCAATGAATACATATCACCTAATGTTTGACCACTGCTAGGTAATTGACTCGTTAAAGACAACGAACCTTTATTGGTAATAGGACTAAATCCGTCCCAATCACCTAAAGGTGGGCCTTCTAATACACGGATTACACTAGTATTGGTAGAATTATAAGTGGTAAAACTAACAATGCATGGTGCCACAGTATGGAGAGGTACCAATGTATCGTTATCATTTTGGACAAAAATAAATTTGCAGGCACTGGCATTTACTGCACTAAACCATGGTCCTGGAGTAGGAGCCTCACCTTCACCTAATTGTGTTCCATATTGCCAAAGCGGACTGGCCAGTTTTTGATCTGCTTCAAGACCAGTATGAATATAATCATCGACAATTATTGATCTTATATACGGATCAATATAATTTGTTGATGTAGTAAAATAATCTATGTTAAGTGGTCCTGCTATACTAATAGCCCCCTTGGGCCATTTTCCTGAATTTGTCCCGTAGGTACAAACACCCATGATAGTTAGATGTCCTCCAGCACTAGAACCACCTACAAATAATCCACCATTAGCGGCAATATAACTTTGTACACTTGGCCAACTTCCCCCTGCAGACGCAGCCACAGCAGAATCTAAACAATGACTTAATACAGTAACAACATCTGCAACATCTCCCGGAGAGTTTCCTGTAATGTAGGTTCCTCCGCCATTGCCTACTCCTCGATCACGATATTGCATATCTATCACAGCATATCCTGCTGTAACAAATGGTATCATATTAGGATCAGTTGATGTTGATGATGGTCCTACTGATCCATTAACTGCAGACCATGCACCACCGTGTATATGTAAAATAGTTCCTTTTGGAGTTCCTGTAGGAACATACAAATTTACAAATTGTAATGGATCACTACCATAAGAAACATTTAGTGTTGTAGAATATGTAGACATTTAAGTTTCTAACTGCAATAATGTCAGTGTAACTGTTAAAGTTGTTGCTGTGTTGCTCAAATTAGTTGCAGCCGCGTATATGTTTATTGTAGGGGTTGCATCGTCATTGAATCCGATCAATGCCGGAGTAATTGGTTGAGTATATGGAACTAGAGTAGAGCTTGTGGTAACAACATCTAAAATAACGCCTGTACCTGGCAAGGGATCTATACTCTGCACTCTTGATGCATCTGCTGTTAATGCGGCATTGGATGTATACAATCTAACCCAGGCAGCGGCATTGGTTGCTAATTTTAATAAGGCGTAACTTTTATATCCTTGAATAGTAAATGTGGTACTTGAATTAGCCTCAACGGTAACATTAGTTGTGGTATTTGTCCTAGCAATAACTGTCCCGTTGATTCCATTAGTGCCACCGATACCTTGAACACCTTGAATATTACCGGCTGTACCTTGTAATCCTTGTATTGCTTTGCCTTGCAGTCCTTGAATTCCCTGTAGTCCTTGAACACCTTGAATATTACCGGCTGTACCTTGTAATCCTTGTATTGCTTTGCCTTGCAGTCCTTGAATTCCCTGCACACCCTGCAGTCCTTGGAGTCCTTGTGAATTTCCAGCCATACCTTGAGTACCCTGTAGTACACGACCTTGAACGCCTTGGAGTCCTTGTGCACCTTGTATGGTACCAGCTTTACCTTGTGTACCTTGTAGTGCAATACCTTGCAGGCCTTGGAGTCCTTGGACCCCTTGCAATCCCTGAGTACCTTGTATTGCTATACCTTGTACCCCTTGCAATCCTTGTACTCCCTGAGTACCTTGCAATCCCTGTGTACCTTGCAATCCCTGTGTACCTTGCGGACCTAATATGCCATTATATGCTTCTGCAAATACTGTAGTTAATGATACTTGTTTCGTAATAGGTGGATCAACCTGCTGATCTTCAGCTAACACTATAACCAAATCAGTATTGGTTATGTTTATTAAAGGTGGTAAATTGCTTATAGTAGTCATTTTTAGGCTCTTGTTATCGGAATCTGTACACCGTCATCTCCAAATATTAAATTATCCTGAGGTATCACTGTTGTTAAAGAGTTACGTGGGAACAATAGATATTTATCGGTGGTATTATCTAAGCTGTTTTGTATTATCAATCTATCAATTTCAAAATCATATAATTTAAAATCAAATCCTGATAATCTAATTTGATCAATGATACTGCTACTTTTTCCGGGCTGGACATAGCATAACGGAACAACTTTAATATAATTCGTAGGCAAATAAGTTCCTGTTTGTGCAGTCTGCATAAATTTAGGCAAGTGATATTGGTCAACAGATATATATGTATAATTTGGCAGTACAATGGATTCTAATCTATGTCTCATGTTTGCTATACTTGCAGGATAGTAAATGTTGTTTTTATCATAGATAACTAATTTAACTCCATTAATATTATCTATAATATCTGCATAGATAACATCATACAAGTAATTTCCTGCTTGATCTTTAGCTCGAGCTACTTTAATATTTTCAAATGTTAATCTACGACGATTAAAATTTTCCCATAATGCAGGTACATAGTCATTGAGGTTGATCGATTGAATACCAAATTCTAAAAACATTTTTATATCTTTTTGTACACCAAAATTTGGATCATCACCTCTATATAACAAGTTGGGAGGAAATATTTTAGTATTGCTGATAAATTCCAAATAAGATTTACGTTTAGGTATGCTTAGGAAAGGTCTTACATATATACCAGTATACGGAATTGATGGAAGTATATTGATTGTTAAACTTTGTGTAGAGAATGGATATATGTATATAGGTCCTGTTAGACTAGTATCAAATGGAGGAATAACAACAACACCTGCACCTATTGCTTTGGGATCATTATCGCTATATACTGTACTAGCAGCCCCACCATCATTGTTATAAAAACTAAATGCTGATATCGAGCTTCCTCCATTAAGGAAATTTTCATTACTACCATATAAACTAATACTAGACCCGCCATCAGTAGCTGGATCATTAACACTATATTTACTGCCAGAATATCCCCCGTCTACATCATACTTTGGTTGAATATACCCCAATGATGCAGATCCACCAGATACTATAACAACAGCATAATAGGATGATGCATAGCCTCCATCTAATTTTAATCCTAGATTGGATAATCTATTTCCGCCATCTATAAGTAAATTACCTACATTTGATGCTGAACCGTTGTCTATTGATAATCCATAAGGATCTGAAGTTTCGCCATCTAATGGAATAATATTATTATTTCTTCCTGGAATACCGTTGAAAGAGTATGAATATCCGCCATACGCATCATAATCATATTCTATGTCTGCTATCCCACCATCTAATAATTCCACAGAGTAATAAGGATTCCATGTTACTACAGTGGCTGTAAATGTTCCTGTAGTATTTCCTTGTCCTATAATATTACCTGTGTTAGTTAATCTCAATCCACCTATATAAGGTGTGAATGAAAATTTTCCATTTACTATTGTTCCTGTAGTAACTTGATTAAGTGTAACAGTACTAGTACCTATACTAACCACAAAAGAATTATCAGCTAATACTGAAGTAGTTGTAGATAATTGTACTATGGACATTCCTGTAGTAATTCCTACTACACTACTCATATTTGTAAGAGTATATTGATTTACAGTTGCATTACCTGTATCAATAATTTCAACTAAACTATATTGTAAGGCAGATTGAGCTTCTGTATGTGTGGCTACAATAGAAAGATCACTGATCATTCCTTGAGGAATTGACAATGTGTTACTACTTACCCAAGTTATAATATCTGGGTTATTGTTTAGTATTCCTAGAGTAAATGTATTAAGTGTAGTTACGGATACAGATGATGTTGTATAAGTTTTTGTAGCAGAAATATTTATAGAATATTTTTTAAGATATTCTGTTTGTGTAGGAACATATCCAAAAATGTATCCAGTTGTAGTATCTAAATCTAAATCAGATGGCAACCATGTACTAGATGATACAGATGAACCAAATGAAATTGTAGTAATATCAGTACCTGTATTGCTATCTCCTAGATCTAATAAACTAGTGCCATAAGTTGCTGAAGTACAAGATGCTATACCGCCATCTAATAATTCTGTTAATGCATATATAACAGGACCTAACTGCGGTGTTGGATCATAAGCAGTGATTGGAATATAATAATTATCGTTTGACCGAAGTATTCCTAGATCACTGCCAGATGGAGATTCCGGCAGTTGCAAGTCTAGTTGTGACATACTTTTTTTATTTTTATAAATCTCTTAAAAATACTACACTAAGAGTTGAATTACTTGTATTTGTAACATTTATTTGAGCAGTATGACTACTACTATCAGAAAATGCTAGTTGAGCGGCAGCTTGTATGGTATCTGTATGACTTGTTATTTTTACTACAGTAGAACACATTGCAGTAGTATCTCCAAATGTTCCAGGTATTAAATTAAAATCAACTATTTGATTAAATAAACTATCACCAGATAATCCTGCACCATTTACACTAATACCTAAACCTATGGCAGAAGTTTGGCCTGCTGGTGTTGCAGGACCGGTAGCTATAGTTACAGTAGCATTAACCTGATAGTATCCTGTGCGATATGGAGTAAAATTACCAGCATTGTCAAAGGTAGATTGATCAACAGTTTTGAATTTTGTTGTATCATATTTAACAATATTCACAATATGACCAACTCCGGTTGCGGTAGTCAATGATGTTATATTTTGTGCCTGTGTTTGATAAGCAAAAAACGCTGGTCCTAATGTAACACCACCGATGGTAGAACCACTAGCAGGAGTTAATGTAAGTATACCAGAACCGCCTACTAATACACCATCACCTTGTATTACACCGCCCAGCTGTGCTTGAGTTGCAATTGGTATAGGAATAGGAACATCTGGTCCGCTATGATAAGGCAACTGAGTCCATCTTGATGCCCCATCACCTATCTTTAAATTGCCAAGGCTACCAGAACTACTGATTTCATAACCGGGTTCGCCTTGATCTAAGATGGGGTTGGTGGATGTCCAGTTTGCGGCTGAATCTCGTCTTAGCTGTATTCTTGTGACCATTTAAATATCTCCATAAAATTATCGTGACTTACGATCTACGTATAGAGATATTTACCTCAAATGGCATCAATGCAGTGTGGGATTTTCTAAATCATTGATATTATCAATACCAAAAATACTTAAAATTGCCAGGACCTCTTCTGGCGGATCCTCCATTAAGTGTTCGGGGATCATAAATGTTTTTAATTCTCCATCGGGTCCAAGGATAAAACCATAATCATCCTTGCCAAAATCTTCAGTTTCTTCAAATTCTTCAACTTCTACAGTTGCTACTACATTGTTGGACATATTTTTTCTCCATTAAGAGTTTAACATACACAGACAAAATTAGCTAGTTTTTGTACTAATTCTGTCATTAATCACTGACCAATCAATTATCCTCCATATATTTTTTAAGTATTTTTGCTTGTCTGCTTGATGATCCAAAGCGAAAGCATGTTCCCACCAGTCAATAAGTAGCACTATATCTTGGCGTATTTGATGATTTGCAATAGTTTTGATTTTGCCATTGCGGGCAAGGTAGACCCATCCACTACCTTGTATTTTCATAGCCACTTCTTCAACTTCTGCTTTAAGGGCATCAAAATTGTTAAAATGCTTATTAATAAATTCTTCACTGGCATCATAGGGCTTATTACTGCCGTTAGGTGCTTTTAATTGTGGGAAAAATATGTTGTGTAAAAACGCACCGGCTTTATTAAAGTCCGGATCTCCTTCGCCCTTATTGTAACGATCTACATAGCCTTTGGCTAATTTTCCATAGTGATAATCGATAGTATCTTGACTCATTACTGGTTCAAGTGCGTCTCGTTCAAAGGGTAGTTTTTCTAGGACCAGATGTTCTTTGCGAGTTTCAGCTTCTATGATCAACTGTTTTAGTTCAGGTAAACTTTTTTGCATATGGTATTTATTGCGACTTAAATAAACATACATTATAAAGGAAATCCTATCATGGAATTAATTATTGCTATTATCATTATAGCCATCGGTGTTGCAATTTGGTACAATCGTAAAGCTCCTGCACAACCAGTAGTTGAAGCAGAAACCTATTCTGACAACGGTATTAAATTTGCATCTAAAGAAGAAACTGTAGTTGTAACAGAACCAGTTGTTGAAACACCAGCACCTGCTGTGGTTGAAGAAGCTCCAGCTAAGAAGCCACGTGCTCCACGCAAGCCTAAAGTTGAAAAGGCACCTAAGGCCGCAAAGCCCAAGGCACCTGCTAAGAAAACTACAACAACTACTCGTTCAAAGAAGGCCTAATTCTTTAGCCTGATTGGCTAAGGCGAAGCTGGCAAGATTTTTCGCTTTGGCCTCACACATAATATCATGTGTACCTAAAAAGCTCAGCGCCCATTCATTTACTGTGGTATTCCACATTAGATCAGAATGTGCTCTGAGCTTTGCCTTTTTGTAGCCCTGTTCTAGTAAGATGGACATTTCTGGTTTGTCTACGGTGCTGTGATTAACAAGTACATTTTCACGGCTGACAGAATAATGCATAGTAGGCCGAACCCCACGCCAAGACTGAACCACCTGATCAACACGGGGGTCCATGGGGGAGATGTATTCTCCTGTTTTAACCCAATGGTGATGTATATCCAAAACGATAGGAACCACATCACTAATGCTAAGGCAATCATCCAACCCATAACTTACCTCCTCGTTTTCAATTGTGAGGCAGTTACGAGCTTCGGGTGACAATCGACCATAGGCCAGCCTGATACCTTGGGGGCCTTGACGACCTGCGATGTGTACATTGATTTTAAGGTCTTGGAATTTTTGTCCAAAACCCATCCAACGGGCCATGTCAGCATGATATTCGAACTCCTCTATACTTCTGTCGACAATATCTGGATTGTCTGATGCCAGGACAGTAAACTGGCCAGGATGGAAACTAAGGCGGACATTCCGTAGCCTAGCGAGATCACCCACTTCTCTAAAGTATTTTTCGCAGTAGGCCACGACATCAGGCCTGCGCCAAAAATACATCCAATCACGGTGAGTGTACACAGGCAGTATATCACTGCCAATACGGACCATACGTAAGTGCTCATCTAGCGTACCTACTCTTTCTACAAGTTTACGAATTGACTCAATGTTACTAACCATCAAGTCCCAAAGTTTTTGTTCAGCTACATCTACAGTTTGCCGACCGAGCCAGGCAACAGTAGTGCTACCTGTGTTATATTGACGAGCATCATCTGTGGGTTTGATGCCGTCACATTGCTCTAATGTATCAATCCATTTACAGCAAAATCCGATCCGGGCGATCATTTAGCATCTTTTCTATCGCGGCGTGCTCCACGACTAGCATTACCATTTTCTAATACTTTTACCCAACTCTTGATAAAAGCACCTCGCTGATGAGGATCGATATACTGTGCCGCAACACGCTTAACACTTTTGGGAACCTTGACTGCTTTTGCATCATAACTCATACTTGCACTCCTTATGTAGTATTATTATTTTAACATATCTTTAAACATTTGTCTACGGCCTTCTTCTCCGAGTTCTTGATCAAATATATCCTTTACTGTAACCATCATACATGAAGCCATCATCAAAAGGTCTTCTCGATCATCACACATCATAATCTGTTGATTAATTGGAGACATAAGTTCAGCCATGCGTTTTTGAATTTCTGTATTATTCACTTTTGGCCTTTGCTATAGTCCACGACCCATCTTTATTATCTATCCATTCTAGAGTATCACCCTCTATCCAACCTTGCCCTTGTAAAAAATCTTCTGGTAATGGAAGAATGAGATCACCAGTTTCTGGATCTTCTTCTAGAGTAATTGTCCAAGTTTTCCTAGTCATATTAAACCTTTGATAATTAAATTCTTAAAACTCCTGGCAACCGAGGTCCGTCTTTTACGGCTACTAGACTAACACTGGTAACCAAACTTTGAATACTACGCATCCAATCATTAGGATAATAAGTATCTTTGTGATATTCTTGAAATCGAACAGTTTTGTTATCTATAAAATTAGCCAAGTTTGCATCGGTATAATATAAAAAACTATTTTCATTCCAATAACTAACATGAGTCGGATCTTGGAAAGCACCTCGACCATCAGTGCTAGGAACATCAATAAATGCCCATCCTCCATGAACTAATACTCTATGAATTTCTTCCATGATTTTGTTTTTATCATGAAGATGCTCTAAAATATGGCTGGCATTTATAACCCCTACCGAATTATCCGGTAACGGAATACGATTATTTAAATCTGCAACAATATCGGCTGTGTTGCGTAGATCAATAGTTTTATATCCCGGGGTTGGGTTTAGGCCACCTCCGAGATCAATTTTAAGTAAATTTTTTAATTCAGCATCTCGATTGGCTAAATCTCGTGCATATTTGATATACAATTCTTTGGTTTTAATTTGTATTTCATTGTTTCGTTTACTGATTGAAGTATTTTTACCTGTTATTCTATATATGTAAAGAACTTTATCTATATTGATTGTCTTAGTTGATAGATATAACCTAATACATAAATCATGATCGTCACCGACAAATGCAGTTTCATCATATCCGCCTATTTGTATATACACTGATTTTCTAAATGATCTTACATGATCTGGATTATACCATATATAAGCAAAGGTATGACTACTAGGTGGCCAGTTGTTCATTACCCATAGATCTCGGCCTCTAAAAGTATATTTGCTGTGTGTCCAGCCACTATCTGTATTAAATGGTACAAAATCGTTATTCATATCATACATAGCATCTTTACTATATACAAATCCTACTTCAGGATCTTGATATGCTTGATTAAGTTCTTCTAAACAATCAGTGGTAATTAAATCATCGTGGTCGACTTCGACTAAAATATCACCCCTGCAATGATTACAGGCTTGTTTTTTAATCATGCCGATATTCTTTGATGGGCCTCGATAATCAATTACTGATACTTTTTTATCATTCCTTATAAGTTCTGGAATGTTATCAGGCCTACATTCATTGTTAGTTAGTATAATCCATTCCCAGTTTTGGTAACTTTGTGCTAATATAGATTCGTAGAGTTCTAATAAAAAAGGAATATTTCCAGGATCGTGCTCGCCTGTGAATATACTAAATTTGTAGTTAATCATTTAATTAAAAAAGAATAATTGTACTAATCGACCGTCATCGGGTCTTTGACCAAAATATGGACCAGCAGAATGTATAGTTTGTGCATCCATAATAACCAATCTATTATATAAATTTCCAGCACAATCAACAATATCAAATTTAGTTGAATCTAAAAAACCACCATTAAATGCTTGATCGATATTAGAATCGTCGGCATGGCTTGTTTGATTGAGTCGACTACGCATCAATCTTGTACCACTTTCGATAGGTGCATTTGGAGTCAAATAAATCATTCCAGCCCATTTTTGGAAATCAAAATGATATACCTGAGGATCTTCAGCGTTGGTAATCTGGAAACATCCGTTTGGTCCTTTTTCCCACTCAAATATTTGTTTACCAATTATTTCTTCAAATGTTTCTTTGAGTCTAGGAAACAAATATGTTCCTACACTTCGAAGGCCTTTATAGTATCTCAAATCTGATACATATTCTTGTTTTAATGCGTATTCTCTTACAGAATCCGGATCAGTATAAAAATCATTTACGATGAACAATTTTTTATTAATATTGACATTTATATCAAACATTGGTAAGACCCTTAGATTTAAAATAATCAATCGTCTTCTGTAGTCCTGTGGCTAAATCGATAGTCGGTTCCCAATCTAATCTTGTTTTGGCCAATGTAATATCTGGACGTCTTTGCTTTGGATCATCTTTTGGTAATGGCTTTTGCAGTATAAAACTACTACTACCTGTAAGTTCAATGACCTTTTGAGCAAGTTCATTCATTGTAAATTCACCAGGATTACCCATATTAACCGGACCAATGAATTCATCATCGTCATTGGCCATAAACTTCATCATACCATCGAGCAAGTCATCTACATAACAGAAACTGCGGGTTTGTTCTCCACTTCCATAAACTGTAATTGGCTGACCTTTCAACGCCTGCACAATAAAGTTACTGACAACTCGTCCGTCACCTTCTGCCATTCTTGGGCCGTAGGTATTAAAAATACGAACAATCTTAGCCTTGACAGAATGTGTACGCCAATAATCCATAAACAGAGTTTCAGCGGCACGTTTGCCCTCATCATAACAACTACGAATACCAATTGGGTTTACATTTCCCCAATATGATTCTGGTTGTGGATGTACAGTAGGATCACCATAACATTCACTGGTTGATGCTTGTAAGATCTTGGCACCTGTACGTTTGGCTAGTCCTAACATATTGTAAGCACCTAAAACAGATGTTTTCATAGTCTGAATTGGATCCCATTGATAATAATATGGACTGGCAGGACAGGCTAGATTATAAATTTCATCTACTTCTACGTACAAAGGAAAGCATACGTCCTGTCGTATAACTTCAAAGTTTGAATATTGTAATAATGGTACAATATTTTCTTTACTACCTGTAAAATAATTATCAACACAAAGAACATGATGTCCCTGTTTGACCAATCTTTCGCATAAGTGACTTCCTAGAAAGCCAGCACCACCTGTTACTAATACTTTTTTCATTCCATTTTTTCCCAAGGTTTATTGTTTCCTGCCCAATCTTGTATATCACAACTCCAACACATTAGTCGGCTGTAAGTAGGATATAGCCATACCCAATCAAACCAGGACATTGGAAAACTAATCCAATGTCCTAGATAAAATAACGTTTCACTTGATATACGACCAATTATTTTTTTCACTATTGATTCCAGTGGCGAATAACACCTGCTACTATAAAGCAATTTGTTATAATATATGATAGCACAATTAACGTGCGAAAGCAAGCGATATAATCAGCTTCTTGATCAGTATCGCCTGCTTTACTGCCAAGTGCTTTGGCCCATAATCTCCAGAAACGTTTAATGGTTTCTGTTACCATCAAACACACAATTAAATAACATATGAGTATCTCCATCATTAATAACACGATGAAAAGCACCATCTGGAATTAGTATAACATCTCCGGGGCCTACATTAAATGGATCATCAGTTTCATTACCGACGATCATTTTACCGTAACCTTGTACAAAGAAATAGACTTCTTCTTGACCGGGGTGACGATGTCCTCTGGTACTCATACCTCTACGTAACATGGTCGAACTAAGAACTAAATTCTTTAGTGTTTTGTTATCTTTAAGGACATAAGTTTCGTTGTCTTTGACGATTTCTCCACCAATGTCGCGAGTATTATATTTTATCATGATAGTAAATCCTCTCCCCACTCTCTGTGACCTTCACGGAATGCCATGTTTGATTGTTTAGTTAGTATTTTGTTCATATAAAAATCTAAATTCAGATAAATAATTATAACACAAAAAAGTCTTGTGTCAATAAAAGTGTTCCTCGCGGTTCTCCCAAACCCAGGAACTCTAACAGTTGTAAAGGAACTATCAGCATGAATATTTATTCTAATTCTCCGTATACCTATTTTCTAATGTGGTCAAATACAAAAATGAAATATTACGGGTGCCAACATGGCAAGAATGCCAATCCTCAGAATATTTTAACACACAAATATAAAACATCATCTAAGTATACTAAACAACATTGGAAAGAGTTTGGTCCGCCAGATATTATTGTAATTCACAGAACTTTTGTAAGTAAAGAAGAATGTCTTATATTTGAGCACGAATACCTAAAGAGAGTAGGCGCAGTTAAAAAAGATGACTGGCTAAACAAAACTGATAATAGGGCAATATCAACTGATACATACTCTCAAGATTCATGGAAATGTAGTCATGAAAGTAGACGACTACATATGGATTCAGATCTAACTTTTAAGAAGTCAATGGCAGAAAGATTTGTAAAGAATATGCAATCCAAATCGGCATCTGCTAAACGATCAAAAACTTTTAATGACATAGGGCATAGTAAAGGTGAAAAGAACCCTCGGTACGGAGTTAAAATAAAAGGAACGGAGCTCGCAACCAAAATATCTAGTGCCAGAAAATTACAAATTGAATTAAACAAACAAAATGCCGAAAAACTAAACGCTAAAAAATATGTTTGCGAGCACTGCAATACAGGAAATTTAAGTGCAGGCAACTATAAAAGATGGCACCACTTAAATTGCCGACATAAAGTAATCCTTAAATAAACTCGCCGTCTTCGCGGTGACCCTGGCGATAGGCCATATTTGATGGAGTTTCTCTGACTTCAACTTTTGAACACCAAACTCGGTCTGCTTCATACTTACCGCAACTTGGCAAGAAGATAGTATTCACATACTCATATAGAAAATCTGCAATGCCTTCGCATCCAGTCTTTTCTACTTCTGTAATTTTTGCCAAACCTAATTTACCTAACTGCTTGATGGTATCATAGTGCGGATCATCTTGAGCCAATAGTAGAACATGATCAAAGTGTTCTTCTAAAAAGTCCTTGAGTGGGCGTAAACCACCGTAATCAAAACACCAATTGCGGGCGTCAAGGTCATCACACTCAAATTCAAATTTGAATGATAGTGCGTAACCATGGACAAGATTACAATGACTGTCGGCCCTCCATTGACGATATGCCACTGGGGCTAAATGTGAATATTCTTTTGTTGATATAAATTTTTTAGACATGCTGTTTTCTCCTATGTTAATTATAGCATAGGCGGCAGAGTTTGTAAAGCGGGAATGACGCCAAGACCGCTTGAACTATTTAAGTTTCTGTAGCTCTTCCTTAACAATTTTAATGTCTGACTTGATATCGTTGATCATTTTTACTTCTTCGCAACGACCTTTGAATGTGAATATAATGTTTCCAATGAATAACAACCAACCAATAAAGCCTATGATAACAAATAAGTTTATATGAATATGTGCCATAATATAATCTCCCTTAAGTGAAATATTTACTCGTACTAGAAGGAGATTATTGTGATGGTTTAATTATCTTTTGGCCACAATCTGGTCACATAATCCATAGGCTAGTGCATCTGGTGCAGACATAAATGTGTCACGATCCATGTCACGCTCAAAGTCTTCAAATGTTTTACCTGCCGTATTATGTTCAACGTAAAGTTCTGTTAACCTACGTTTCCAAAACATAATCTCTTTGTAACTGATTTCGATATCTGACGCCATACCTCTAGCACCGCCTGATGGTTGGTGTATCATATGACGACTGTTGGGCAACAGATAACGCTTACCTTTGGCTCCTGCCTGTGCTAGGAAACTACCCATGGAGCAGGCTTGACCCATAACATAGGTAGCAACATCTGGTTTGACAAACTGCATAACATCATAGATACCCATGCCAGCAGTAATAACACCCCCAGGACTATTGATGTAAAAGTTAATATCCTTGTCGGAATCGGCACTCTCTAAATGTAGCATCTGTGCGATGACTAAGTTAGCAGAGTAGTCATCTACTGGGCCATTTAAGAAAACAATGCGTTCATTTAATAATCTACTGTAGATATCAAAGGCACGCTCACCTTGGCCGGTCTTTTCTACGACCATTGGTACTAAATTATCTGTAATCATTTATTCTACACTTTCGTATGTTGCTTCAAAAATATCTGGCTTGCAGGCATAGAACTCGCCCTGCACACCCTTAATAATCCAATCACCTTCTGTGGCAATATGTTTAACTGTTAAATGGACCCCATCTTCTAGTGTGCCAATTTCTGCTTCACCTAGGGCAGTAGGATGACGAGCTTTGCTAATGTTGCCAATTGTGCCGCCACAAAATGCCTTTAGATTAGCAATACCTTCTTCAGTATAAATGAATTGTACTGCATCAATTACCACTGGTTTTTTCCTAAACTTCATATGCTTTCACCTCTTTCTTCTATTCTATTGCACTTGCTACATTGAAATACATAGTATTGACCAGCAGGCTTTTCGTTATAAGTCATTGGGGCATGGCCGAATAATTTCCAATCATGCCAGCAACCGTGCCACAAGAACTGCCAAATTTTAATCATTATGCATCCTTGTTCATTTTAATATTTGCTAGACCTGCAACTACCTGGAAGTTATCCCAAGCAGTTTTAACAGCGGGGAATTTCTCTAACTCATCACTGGGCAGAGTTGCCTCTAACCAATAATAAGGCATGCGTCTGACATGATACCCAAACTTACGAGGTTGATGTAGCCTGCCTGTTTCCCAGAGTTCAATACTAACACTACGAAACCGATCTTCGTCTTCGTTTGAATAACTGGCCCACTCTGGAGCACTAAGTCCCAAATGGTCATGATATCCTTGCCAAATACCTTCCCACTGGTCATCATCGTGTGGATCAAAATCTGTACGAGCAATGACCACCAGTACATCATTAATGTCTACTGTGCCGTCGACAATATCTCTTACACAACGACTATATGATAGTCCAATTTTCATTTATTTTCCAATCATTTGTTTACGACATTGCATCTTAGCCGCTATAGGAAAGTCTGGATTTATTTCCGCCGTACTACAATTATACACTCTGCCATCTTGCTTGGGCAAGTACTTACAACAGATAAGTAGACCTAAAATAATAAATCCAATACCTATCCATAGGTCTGACATTGTGTTATTTGCTGGAGGAGTCTGAGTCATTTTTATCCTGTTCGTATTGTTTGAGCATTCTGTATAAATCTTCCATTCTCTTGGCAAAGACACGAGGAGCACCTGCTGCCGCTTCTTCCATATCCCACTCATTGGGATAATGTCGTAGAATATTTCTAGCTTCAGTTTTCATCTCGTCACTGAGACCACTTCGTTTATCAGCAATAGACTGAAGAAACTTGCCAGCCCATATTACCGCACGATATCTTTCATCAGGGAGCGTCATTGGATAATTCCTCTTCTGGAGTATCATAATCAATACCACCGTGTTCTTTACACATAGTTCTAACCCATCCTCCTTGGGGAAGTGTAGGCCAATTGGTAGTAGCAGGTTTACCACATTCCTCGCAGATAACTCCACTCATACTTTCTGCCATTGCTACAAGCCCACGAATATAGTCATCACCACCTGTATAGTAAAATCTCAATGTGCCAAACTTTTCTTTAACTTGATCTAATGTCACTTGCCGTACAACTTCTTTTTCTCTATTTTGCCAATCAATATAGCTTTGGATATTACCCATTAATTGATTCAAAATTTGAAACCATCCATCACCACATGAAAACCCCCAACACATTGCAGTCTCAGTCATAGGCTTGTCACGGTTTACCATCATCTTTGGGTATACTTTACATAGGTATTCGTCGTTTTCTTTTTTCATATATAGGTATCTACATTAGTGCCAACATAAAACAAGTATCTATAATCATTGTAATCATGATGATTTTTCCTAAGATTATAGAGATGTATATTCTCGGCCGTGTGTTTATGTTCTCTGTTCTTTTCTATTCTTCTTTGTTCTTGTAACTTTAATAGATTCTTCTCATGAAAATGTTTAGTAGCAACTTGAGCGTCATGATGTCTTTGTTGATCCAATACCAATTGATGATTATATTTTTTAGTATAATCAGCATGTGGCGTAGGATGATTGACTGGTACTGTTACATTAGACATTTTCTGAACGGTTGATCATCTCTTGTAATATTTTTTCTATCATTTGATTCAAGGTGATATCATGCTCATGTGCCAATTTCATAAGCTGTAACTGTAGGTCTTCTTCTAGGTCAAACTCGATCTCGACACGAGTATCATAAGGCTCGCCTGCCTTGATAGCTAGACATTTAGAAATAAAATCATCATCTACTTCTAAATCTATAAAGTCGACATCATCCCAGGCTTGGTTAGGACTGCTGGTCCTATTTTTTGCTTCCTTTTGAAACTTTTCAATTTTATCAGGGTGAATCATCCGATATGCACGATTGTTAGTATAGTCGCAGACTGAAACTTCAAATACCTTTTGGCTCTTGGTACTGAATACAATGTTGAAACTCCAACCACCTTTGTCGTGAAGTCCATTCCAACTACTCAATTGATATGCATGGTTGCCGTAGCAACTCCACATATAATCACTGCCTTCAGTAATCTTGTAGTCGACCAACTCCATGAATTCTTTCATTGTGATCATCTTGTTTTTACCCCCAACCTTTCAGTGGTAATTAGTGCTACAAGAATAATGGCATTAATTGCTACTATGTTCCATTCCTCGCGTTCAATTGAAATAGCAGTAATTGATGTAGTGAAACCAATCAAGAACCAAGATATTTGGATGTCATAGTCTACAAACCAATTAATGATTTTTCTGAATATGTTCATAATCTACTCCTAAAATATAATTATAAAGGAATATTCAAAGAATGTCAAGTCCAATTTTTAGAACATGTATGTTCAATAGTGTATTCTGGTATTTCAATACTACTTAATATTGTTAGCCAAAATGCAGTTCCGACAATTATACCTAGTAGGAATTTTTTCATTTTATTGCCAATACAATGTAATCAACATAGACCATCCACATTGCGGTGAATATTACTGCGGCCCATAAAGTTAAGTCTGGAATTTCTCTATCAAATCTTGTGTCTATGCTGGTATCTATTTCTTTTTTGGGTGTTTGTTCTGACAATGTTAATTCCCTATCAATGTATTTGACCTGCCAGGTTTCTGTATAAGGATTCGCAGTTTCTACAGAATCATCACTTACTACAACCTGACTGTGTTCAATATAATTTAGTGCAACTGCATCATCTGGTTTAAAATTGCTTTCTCCAAAGGGAAACAAAAAACTACCATCAGTTTCGATGTATAGTCCATGTTCATTTTTTTGAATGTTGTGTAGGCTCATAAGGGTAATGTCTTTTGTCGTATACAGTGAAATGAATAGCATAACCAAATATGCCTGCTATGATATTTAACCCTGCATGATCTTCCTGAGCACTATAACTAAAATAAAAGTTTATCAACTCACCTCCATAATAGCTGTGCTCTAACTCCCAACTTAGATGTTGATTAACTTGCCCGCGGACAGATCCTAGATGTTTGAAATATTCAAACGGTAATCTAATATTGAAATTAACATGTATTAATTTCATTCTTCGCCAAACCGATTTTTAATTTCTTTAGCAATCATACCAGCAGTCCAACTTGGATGCTCTCGGCACAATTTTAGGCACTCCATCCAAGTTTGTCTAACAATCTCTTTTGTATAGTAATCCATAGTAACAGGAAACAATGGTTCTGGATAGTTTTCAAGATCCTTAGTTTCCCGCCATGCTCTCAAATGGGCCATCCGATGTGCTTTTCTTTGTTTGGGTGTCATGCCCATATTTAGTACACATCAATGAGCCTCCTATGCCACTATCACCTGCATGGATATTACTACCTGCTTTAATTTGTTCGTTCATTTTATGAATGTATAGGATTAAGAAGTGGGGCGTTATACCCAAGGATCGCTCCTAATGGATTGGTGCCAACTAACATAGCATAATTAGCATCGTACACTGGTTGCACTGGTGGTTTAAGGATGCTTTCAAATGTTGGTGTAGCGGCTGTTGGTGCGGTGTAATATGGAGTATTAATTAAAATAGCCGAACCAGGTTGTGATCCTTGTGCTATTTGATAGGCTAAGAAGATATTGTTGGCAGGCGGGGTATTAGGTGCAAAGTCTGTGATTTGTACTATCCTTAAATTAGATGCAATATTTACCGGGGTGATTGCTGTGTTGTGAGTTGATGCCAAATAAATCATTCTATTTCTCCTAGTTCTAAATCTTGTGAGACCATGTCTACCATGCTACTATAACAAGTGGGGCAAAAAGCCACAGGTAGTATACCAAAGTAACCTAGTACCCCACCTTCATCTTCGGTAAATTCACAACTGCATACATTACACTTGTGATCTTCACCTATGTGTTTGAACCCTTGAATCATTCTTCAACTCCGAAATGTTTCCTAATCGCTTTTGAGCAATCATGTGTGCCTCTTGCCCATTCTGAACTTATTTTATGATCCAACAATAAATCACATTGATTGGCACATTCCCGCACAATCAACTCGGCGAACTTTTCTTTGTCAAAATATTCTACTTGTTCTATGTAACCTTTACCTCTGTAACCTTCATGATTCATGGAGAGAGTTGAAGTAGCCTCATCAGCAAGTTGTCTAATTCGTTCGTTCATTCTTCAACTCCAAGTCTTTCAAAAAAACCTTGCCATCCTTTGGATATGTGCCATCCTTTGAATAACAAATTTCCATTTATTGTTTTCCTATAAGAAACTGCACTATGATATAACAGGAATCTTTTGCCATTAACGTCAAAGAACAAGTATCCTCGAACAAATGCTTCAATAGTTTTGTTCATTCTTCAACTCCGAAAAATTGTTTGATACCCTTGCTGGCATCGTCCACTGCCAACGCATATCCATAGTCTCGGTCATGCCAATATTGCTGTTCTTCGTGTAAGCATTCTTTCTGCTCGTCCACAATAGTGATACATTCCCTAACAATCAACTCGGCGAACTTTTTGTAATCTTCTAATCTTGGATACTTAAAATCACCATCGTTTATATTAGATTCATTTGTCATCCAGTTGTGATAATTTAATCCAGCCTCATCAGCAAGTTGTCGAATTCGTTCGTTCATTCTTCAACTCCGAAATGTTTCAGCAAAAATTCTAAATCAGGATGACCTCTATGAAAGGCAGTATCAACACATTCCCGCACAACCAACTTGGCGAACTTTTCTTCATTCAATACATAAATGTAATGACTTTCACCTTCTCTGGCACGGTAATCAAATTTCTTTTCTCTAGCCTGTTCAGCAAGTTGTTGAATTCGTTCGTTCATCTGCCCTCCTTAGCATCATTATAACCAATCAGATAACCCATCACCAATGCAAACAACATACCCGCAATAGCAATGGCTGTGCCAATGATTGATTCCCAATTAAATTCATTCATGCCGGTCCTTTTCCCAAGGGGTAAATTCGTATCTGTAAATTGGTAACAGGCCAAACAACCATGTACCAACCTTTACTTGTTTTAATCCTCTATGCTCAACTTCAGGCCGGTATTGGTCTGGGGTATTTCTAATTCTCGTGAAGTCATCTTGAAAATTTGTTAGATTCATCATTCAACTCCGAAATGTTTCTTAATCAAATCAAATGCTTGTCCACGACTAACCATATCACGCAACATAGGTGCCAATGCTACTCCACATTCCCTAACAATCAACTCGGCGAACTTTTCTTTATTGAAATTATCATAACTTACTCCCCACTTATGTTCTTCGATAGTAGTGGCTTGCTTAACAAGTTCTCGAATTCGTTCGTTCATTCTTCAACTCCAAAATGTGCTCGAATATATTTGCTCACATAAGAATCCATGTCTGCTCGTTCTACTTGATCAGCAATATCACAACATTCTTTAACAATCAACTCGGCGAACTTGTCCTTTAGTATTGATAACTGAGAATGGGTCAGTGTAGTCCAAGTTTCTGGTATAGATTGATCCATAGCCTGTCCAAATAGTTTATTGATTCGTTCGTTCATATAATTCTACCTAAACCTTCATAAATGAGTTGATCTAATTCATATTGATAGTCTAAACCATTTCTACGCTTATGATAAATAGTAACAAGTAATTCTGTAGTAATTGATCTATCAACAAGGCCAAGACCACGAATTTCCATTTCGTCTAAAATTTCCTCATCATCAAAGTCTGCTAAATCAACATCGATTTCGACTTCTTTATAAACAGTTTGATATCTAGTCATTCTTCAACTCCGAAATGTTGTTTAATCTTTGACACTGAATCTGCTTTTGCCTCGAACCATTCATCTCTATATGAATCTTCTGGTCCACCAACTTGGATACATTCTTTTACAATCAACTCGGCGAACTTTTCAAACTGTTCAGGAGAAAAATCAATTGAATTGCCATTCAATTCATCATTCCATCTTGTTGCACCAGTTTGTTCAGCAAGTGTATAGATTCGTTCGTTCATTTTGCCATCTCTGAGGTCTGTGTTTTGACACTCTCGACACCCTTGTCTAAGATGTGTGCAATACCACTGAAACCTGCTGTACTAACAACGATACCAAATATCATACCTATAATAAAATTAAACATACTATGTGTCCTTTCTTACTTAAACACTTTTAATATTACAATATCTTCATTGAATCTACCATTGAGTTCTGTCTCAGTGGTTTTGACACTCTTGGTAAACCAAGTTTCAAATCGTTTTTGCGTATTTTGCTCTTTGAACTCTTTTAATTGTTCTGCAGGTTTACGCAGGGTCTTTTGCAGGCTTTTGGCAGTAAAGTTAGTTAGGCTTGTGCCTTTAACTCCAAAGCCTTCACTGGTTGTACTGACATAGTATCCAATCTTGCGATTCTTAGTATTGTAGACTACAACACCCTGTGCACGGATCATCTGTGCAGGTGGCACACTGGTGATAGCCAACTTGTCATCGCTGACACGGAATTTAAGTTTCTTAACCAAATCCTCTGCAGGTTTGATTTTCTTGGCTCGTACTTTCTTAAGTACTTTGGCTTCTGCGGCAATCTGCTCACAGGCTGTGGCAATACTTTCATAAAATGCAATCAATTTGTTGACATTCTTACGAGTGTTATGCTTGTAACCTTCACGCAACTGTTCATCTGCTTGACCACTGGCCAGTTCCAACAACTCATCATAACCTTTCTGGAAAAAGGATTTGATATAGCGAGCCTGTGCGGCCTTGGCACCCTTGCCACGCAGGAGATTAACAACTTTGAATTCTTTGGGATCAAATGCTTCTGGATTCATGATCCAGCTGTCAATTGCCGCATCTAACTCATCACTCATAGTCACAGCCTGTTCACGGATACGATCTTGAATAGTAACAATTTGTTCTGGTTGTTTGATCTTTACGGCTTCTGTGACTTCTTCTAGATCGTTAGCACCTGCAGCCAACACATTGGCAATTTCTGTGCGTAGCCACTCTACGGCACTACGGTCTTTGTTAAAACCTGGACGCACATCTGGCATACCCTTTAACAAACAACTAGCAATAGCACCCATGGTCAATCCAGCACGAGAATCTTTGGTTTTCTTAAATGCCGCAATGTCTTCTTTGGAATAGTCGTTAAGAGCCATCCAATCAATAACTTTGGGTTTGAGTTCTTTGCCACTGCTTTCCAAATTGTAATACTTCATAGCCTCACGGAATTTGGCCGCATACTGCTCATCATTCAGTAAATCTAAGTTATCCCACTTTGGACTGTGATCTCGTTTGGCATAGGCTCTTGCGGCCTGTGCTTTAGAAACTTTGGTTGCTACTGCTGTCATTTTTGCTCCTATTGTGTTGTACAATAGTTATATTATACAGAGATTTGACCACCCTGTCAACAGTCGGTTTTACCAAAAAATCTCATTAATTCTGTGGGAACCCATCCAGATTCTAACCGTTCTGGATGCCAGACTACTCCGGCTATGTTGTGATCTAGCCACGCTTCGCAATGCCCGTCTTCGTCAGTGGCTAGTATTTGGGCACTTTTGGGCAGTGTTTCAATATGAAAACGATGATAACTGTTGACTGGATAGTCGTGCCCGTGATATTGGACTTTGTGTTCGTTGTCTCTGTGCCCTTCTTTACGGCCCAAAGTTCCGCCTAAGAATTTGGTTAGCAGAAAACAGCCATGGCAAACACCTACAATTGGTTTATTCCGTTTCATCATAGCAATGGTCATTCGGCGTTCAGTCTTACGCCTTATAAGCCTGTTGTCGCCACCTGTAATGATATATCCATCGACAGAATCAGCAAGTGCATCAAAGTCTTGGTCCAATCTATTTGGAACAAACACAAGTTCATGTCCTTTGAGATACTCGTACCAAGCGGTTTCAATAGCATCATAGATGCCACCGTTTTTAGAAATAGTACGCTTGCTGAGTGCAATCTTCATCTATCATCTTTCCATTCTATGGGAACCCAACCTAGTGCTTTAAGGTCTTCACGGATCTCTTCTGTGACTGCACCTTCTGGTACATAAGTACGCCCGTCTTCTTCCTTTTTTGGGACAGTTCCGTCTAAACCATATCCGGTATCTTGACCACCAATACCCGAACAGTACCAATCAATGTAATCACCCTTTTCACGCATATTGGCAACAATACCACCAGCACTACGCCAAGAGCACGACCAACGCTGGTCCTTTAGTATAGGCACGACATCCAATTTTTGAAACTGCATATTACACATGGCCGCATACAAGTTTTGAGCATAGTTCTCATTGGCCTTGACTTTGTCGCAGATCCATTTAGTGCTACGGAGATCGTATTCCATATTGTCTTTTTGCCATTCTGGATCTACAATTTCTTCTGCTTCTTGTTCACGCCAAGTCTCATACATCTTGATGTACGCTGGATTGGGCAACTTGCCGTCTTTCTCACAGCGTTTTACGTACCCTTCTTTTTGAAAGGTATAACGATCGGGGCTTGAAGAAACTTTTTTAGAATCATCTGTCATTGCAAATAACCTCTATCCTTTTTTTCTAAGACGACATCTGTGGACATAGATAGAACTTTTTCAGGGTCACTGAACATCTCTTTGATGCTTTCTACAAGCTCGTCAAGTTCTTCTTGAGTGCCTTCAAAATCTTCAAAGCATCCAGGAGCAAATGTAACTTTAATTTTAGGAGTATTGGTCATGTCCACAGTGACTCACGAATTTTAATTAAACGAATCATCATTTGTTCTTCTTCTTTAGCATGTGCCGCTTCAATTTTACGAAGTTCTTTATGGGCTAGGTCGCTGGCTTTACGAAGAGCTTTACTATCCTTAGTACCATCCCAACTTAACTTGCCACCATTTTGTAGTCGATTAAGTTCGCAATAAGCAGTCCAACCGCTGGCATCATATGGATCTGGACGATTAGGATAAATCTCTGTCCACCAGTAATACAATGCTATGATCTCTTTGGCAGCCTTGGCTTGATGAGTAGGCTCTTCTATCTCACCTTCTTCAATAAAATCTTTGTTTGTAAGTGTACTAGCCCAGTCTAGATGTGCAAGACCAGCTTCACGACACCGCCAAGTTCTTAATCGTAACCATCCACTACGCCACCATGGCACTGCATATTTTTTACGAGCTTCACTATCCCACATTACATGATGCCATGCTGTTTCTACTTCTACAAAATCCACCAACTCATTAAAAAGGCAAGGAAGGAAACGATTGCCAACATCAGCCCAAGATCCTGGTTTAATGTCCTTAGGGTGAGCAGTGAGACTGTGAGAGCGAGATATCCAACGATTATTAATATAATATCTAATGTCATTTAGACAATCCACAGGGTAATATAAAAAACCTTGAATAGCATCCAATGCTTCTTCAGCTAACCAATAACGGAAACTGTGACGCATCTTAGCTGAGGTATGCCATTCATTCCATTCTTCACTAGTAGCCGCACTGAGTTTTTCTGTGCCTCTCAGCCAGTCTGCAAATTTTGTACAACTCCAGTATGTTGATCTCATTTTATTTTCCAATAAACGGTGTTAGATTGGGTGGTACCCACCCCAACGGTTTTAAAACTTTCCCATCTTCACGCTTGCGAACCTTGCCAGTTTCCTTATCAATCTTAGCAAAGTTAGTCTGCATAACTTCTTTCCAAGCACCTTCTGCATCGTAACCTGCTGAATGGATAGCACCAATAGTAACAACTAGTATATCAATTAGGGCATCTAACTGTTCAACAGAATCCTCAGCCAATGTAGCTTCGAGCAACTCTTGATGCTCTTCGTTGATGAGTTTGATATACATAGCATATTGTTTTTCATCGCCGTCGACGCTTTGGTCACAAGCCCGCATAAATTTTTCCATATCTCTAAACACATTCATATTAGTCTACCAATGTTAATTGTTTCTCGTTGTAGATATGTAGTGCACCTGCAATTTCTGGTACTGTACATTCTACAACAAGTCTACGCTCACCTGATAAGGTGTCAAATACTGCTACAACAATACCCGGCCATTTGTAGCCACTAGTCTTTTCTACTTTGTCACCAATTTTAAATTCCATATTATCCTCTTCCTGTTTTTGTTTTACTTATGGTAGGTCCGTCGCTGATAAAATCAATACCGGCCATTTTGCCTTCGTACATTTTGCCATTCCATATCATGGGAAGTTTAACACTTTTATTTAATACCACTGTAAGGCTACGACCTTCATTAAAATCAAATACTTCGGCTTCTACGGTCTTAGAAGTCTTTTCTTGTTTTACTATACACTTATCGCTATGTCGTGTCACTTCCATTTGGATTACCCCATCTTAAATAAAATTCTGCAAGTTTTTTACTGTCTAATTCTGCCATTATCACGTAGGTCAAACCAAAGTCAAACATGGAATTATAGCGATGCCATTCGGGTTGGCTAACCGCATTTTCCATAACAAACTTACCTTGATCACTATTTTGCCACTGCCATATTGGTTCCGCTACATACAGATCTGGATCTTCTACATCACCCATTCTAATCCTATGCACAACAACTTTGTGAATTGTTTTCACGGAATCATCTTCAACTGTATATCTTACTGCGGCCATACTATATTATACAACGTAATAAACTTTTCAGCATCTCGTTTGGAGGAAAATTGCCACATGTCCCAAGCCATTCTTTTAACTTTAGGCCAGGATTCTAATTGCTCAGTGGCCCAAATTACATGTGTATCTAATTGGGAGCTCCTAAAGATCATAGGAGGATTATTATCTACGTTCCAAACTTCTACCAATTGTATTTGCCAACCTCGTCCCTTGCGAGTTAATTCTGGCATGACTTTTGAACCAGCTGCCATAATTCCAGTTAGTTGATCAATGTCGGGATGTATTGTTTCTATTGCTGAACGCCAAATATTAAATTCAGGATTGTGGCTCACGTTTTTTCTTTCTGGAAAAGTTTCTACGCCTGGTAGGTTTATTTTCCTTGATGATCAACGGACCATGTACGCCTGCTTTTTTACTATTTTCCAGTGCGGCATGAATTTGTTCTGGAGTAGGATCTGGTTCATCGTCATAGTGATTATCGTCATCAAGATTCAGGCCTAGTTGACTTAATTTTTTATCTACGGCATCCATGTTCTCTTTTGAGATCTCATTTCTAAATGAACCAACTGGCCCTCTACTATCTTGACTGATATTGTGCCATGTGCGTATCTCTAATAGAGGTTCAATTTCGTTTGGAATAGCAATAACATAGTGAGGTTCATCGTTATATCCAGCATGTTCTAGAGTAAAACTATGTATAACTTCACCGCGAATTAATTTATTATTTAATCTTGCAATTCCGTATACCCAAACGGCATCCCCAATGTTGTATTCTTTTTTAACTTTCATAATTTATATCAAGCCTGAGCTTGCTCTTTAGTTTGGGTTTCCAATAAGTCTTTGACAAACTTAATTGCTTTACGATCAGAGTCATAAACATACTCTTGGTCTTCATCTTCGTCGGTACGCAGGGTTACTATAACACCATTACGTACTTTACGAATTTCTATGCTTTCAAACAACATGGGGAACCTTTCAGGGTTATTTTGGCACTGATAGATTGTAGTTAAAGTGGAAAATTCCAATATGCGCTACTTCTCTGCTCAGTTCTTGATCACACCAAATCTCATATCCAGCTTTTTGAGCTTGCTGACAGAAGAAAATATCTTCACCAATTTCGAGATTGAGTTCCGGAACATACTCTTGAAGATAGTGAGGGTGTGGAATTTTTTCATATACTTCACGTTTGCACAAGACCAGGCCATGTGGTAGGACATCAATCAATTCCATTGCTGGTGAATTATCTGTGGTATGGAATTCTACAAATGTTCCTGGCTTACCACTCATACCAGTAAAGTTAGGATTTGGAAAACGGCGTCTACGATAATTAGCACCGACAATATCTTTATTGCGAGCCAACAATCTTACTGGAGCATCAATAGGAAATTTCATATCACTGTCGACCCAGAAGATGTAATCAAAGTCACTCTTAAGGAAAATGTCAACTAAATTACGTCTTGCAATAGTGATCACTGATCCGATATTGAATGCACAATTGATCTTGATACCATTGGCTACCATGTTAGCGGCAGCCATGGCCAAATGCTGTGCAAATTCTGCATTGACCATTTCCATTGCTGGGACAGCAATCATAATGCTAGGGCGTTTGCCTCCTGCTTGTGGTTGGGAAGGAGTAGTGGCTGCTCGTTGAGTAGCGGCTGCTACAGCCTGGCGATTTGGAATATTAAGTTTACCTTTGTTTTTCATTTTTATCCTTAGATGTTTTATTATAGCAGAACACTTGATTCAAGTCAATGGTCAATATGCTCAATTCTTCTTTACCTTGGTGCAAACTCTTGTTGCAATTTAATATTATCAAAAAACTCTTTCTTCGTATTGCCATCTGTATTGAAGGCTCCTTTAAGTACGGTAGTTTGCGTTAGACTAGAGTGTGCCATAATTCCCCTATTCTCACAACATCCGTGAGTCATTTGAATATAAACTCCTAGATCTGTTGCCCCTGTGGCCTTGCCTATTTCTTTAGCAATGTCATTACAAAGTTCCTCCTGGAGAGTACCTCGTCTGGCACACCATTGGGCAATTCTGGAATACTTTGAGAGTCCGATGAGTTTCTGTGCGGCAATAATACCAATATAAGCAACACCAGATACGGGTTGGTGATGATGGCTACACATACTGCGAAGCTCACTGCGAACAACCAACATACCTTCGTAGCGGTCCTCCGAGTCATTTGGAAACGCTGTTGCGTCTGGGGCTGGGTCATATCTTCCACTCATTACCTCATTAATGTACATTTTTGCTAATCTACGAGCAGTACCTTTACTACTAGGATCAGTTTCTCTATCAATCAATAGTGCATCTAATACTTTTTCAAATGCTTCTGTTGCATTATTAATCAATTCTTCTTTATTATTTTCGCTTAGATATTCGCTAACATTATCGTTAGCCCAGAATCTTTTACCATCACGCTTCATTTTAAAACGAATTACGTTTGCTAGACTTGATTCTTCATAGCCTTTGTCTGACATATCAGCACCAGCTTTTAGGTAAACAGTTTTTGTAATAGGAACATATTCGTCCTTGACAAATTCCGCAGGTTCAGCTTTTTCATCTTCAATAAATTTTTCAGTTGTTTTCAATTTTTTATTCTCCGAGTTTATGACGTGGATGTCATTTGTTTATAATACACATTTATTTAGGTTAGGTCAACCTTAATAGTGTGTTTTTTCTTACCGCGGCATTTAATACCGACATATCAATACTTTGTTGTTCTGCAATCTTTAGTAATGCTGAAGTGTCTTTAGGAAAACACGCTCCACCAAAACCAAATGATCCATCTGGTCCTGGAACTAGCATGTGACTTGTGCCAAATCTTTTATCCATTTTTACCATATCGGCAATGGTATCGTAGTCAAATCCCATCTTTATTGCAAGATTATATATTTCGTTCATAAAAATAACCTTGGTACTCATAAAACAATTGATGGTATATTTGGACAATGCGGCTTCACCTATACTACAATATTTTACATTGTTCCCTAAATTCTGTTGGCCTAGCCGAATGATGCGTTCTGCTTCATAAACATAGGCACGAACCTTGCCACCTATAATGGCAAAGGTACCATTAGCGTAATCTGAATTTGCTTTTGCGGCAGTTAAGAATTCTGGTGCATGAATAAGATTAGGATATTGATCATTTAACTGCTCATAGACATCGGGAGGTGCAGTACACTTACTGATAATAACTCCAGTATAACCTATAGACTGTAAATTCTGTAATACACTTTCGAGGATACTTGTATCACAACTTCCATCATCTCCTTGTGGACTTGGAACACAGACAAATACTCCATCGCAGTCGGCTAGGTCTTGGTAGGTGTTTGTGTAGCCTTTGGCAGGATCTACAATTACAAGTTCATGATCAGAAAATGTCATAGATTCTTTTATAGCACCGCCGACGAATCCTAGACCGACGATTCCAATTTTAGGAAGATTTAATTTCATAGATTGACTAAAGATTATTTTGGCACCACCTAAGGTACCGGGCATAGGTAATTTCATATACACTATGATAACATAGTGTTATTTAAAGGTCAATGACAGATCCAGTCACGACTTTTGAAAGGTTTGCCATCTTCTGCTCTTGGCAAATATCTAATAACTTTCTTTTTTAATTTTCTTATTATTTCATGGTTGTGATCATGTTTAAACGCTTTGAGATACATTTTCCAACAACCGCCGCGAATTTGACTGCCCTTAAGATCTCGTCCCATGAATTTAATCGATTGATTCCAATCACCTCTAAATTTTTCCAATAGCTCACAGGCTATATTAAATCCATAGGCATCAATTTCATCGGTACACCCTAGATAACTTTGTTCTTCTCTGAGCTTGCTACTCGATGCCGAACTTGCATACTCTGGCAACTGTTTAAAATCTCTACGGCGATATTGACGCATATGTATGATCTCATGCAATAAAGTATCAGCAATAACCCCACAAATAGTGCGGAATTTTCTCAAACCCACTTTGATTTTTTTTACGTTTGGATTATAGACAAATGTTAATTCGATACATTTTTTATTGTCTTCGTCTTTGTCGCTGTAATACACTCCACCAACAAATACTATATGAGTTTTGACTTTTGGATCCCATTCTTGTACGGTAATCACCGGCCACAGTTTTCTAATATAACGAGTTAAAGTATCATGGAAAGTAGTTGGGGAGATAGGTTTATTGCAGATTGATGAAGACATTTCCATCAACATATTGATTATACTGTTTCGCTCTAAATTAGACCAATCAAACATATAAACCCTTTATGTACAAATATTTATAATATTGTACATTACAGTTTGATTAACTCAACTTTTACGGTGTATTTGTCCAATTAACTACGCACTTAACTCATTTTCTATAAAAATCATGTGCTTCTAACTTTCGAAACCATCGATCGAATTGTGGATGAACTATGGTATCGTCACAATTGGAAAATGCCCAACTTCTGCAACTCAGCGGATCGATGTTATCAATATTTTCTATGGCACGGACTACATCTTGGAATTCTCTACAACGAAATCCTGTTATACCTTCTTGTACAGTTTCAGTAAACCCGCCCCAATCTGTTGTAATTGCCGGAGTGCCACTCATTAGGCCTTCCACAACCATATTGCCAAATGGTTCAACATAATAGGTTAATCCCATAATAGCTCGGGCTCGACTCATTAGTTGACGCCTCTGTTCCGCATTTTGTATACCTAACACTTCTACGTGTTTGGGAGTAGTGGTATATCCTAGGTCCTTTAAGGATCCTGATCCTGCAATAATCAATCGAGATCCTGTAGCTTCTGTGGCCTGTATGGCTAGATCTATTCCTTTGGTTGAAATAATTCTACCGAAACAAAGAAAGTAATCATCTTTGTTTTGATTAAAATCAAATTCTGTACTGTCGATGGCATTATAAATTACTGTATCAAACCAACTAGGCGTCATTAACATACCTCGAGTTCCGTAGTACATATGCATCTGTGCATAACTAACAAACGCTCGATATGGAGCAAATACAGCAGTAGAATCATACCCTATGCTTGGCTCGACTGCTCTTAGATCAGGATTAAGATCACATGCACCTCGATTTTCTATGCCATGAAAACATACTATCATATCGCCGGAAGATTTTCTTCTATGAATTGCTTGTCCAGCTGTTAGATTATAGCTTGATACATTTAAGTCTTTATCATCGGTTATTACATCTAAACATTGGATAGTTTCGCAAGGTACATCTGCACCTACTACACTGTAATGCACACAGTCCCAACCGTATGAGGTCATGTATTTTATAAATTTAACTGCGGCAACACTAAAAGGATCTGATCTGTTATTAAGGTTAACCGGACCATAAGGGTTAGATAAAATATGTAATGTAGTCATAATAATAATTAGTCAAAAAAATAGGACCCGTAGGTCCTATTTTACATTGTAGGTCCGTTACCGTTCCTAAATCCTACCTGTCCTCCTTGCTCTTTGATTTTTTTCAAAACATCCTCAAAAAGGATAGGTGCAAAGTCAGTTTGTTCAACTGATACATTATAATAACGAGGATCAATCTCATCGCTGTATAAGATTTCACCAGTTCGAGCATCAACACCTCTCGCCTTCATAACACGATTGGCATGCAAATGCCCATGTATTGAGCAGCCAAACCTACCAAGGCTTGCTTCATGAACAGGAATATGACTTAAAATAAGTCCATTCATCACATGGTAGGCCCGTAATTCTCTAAAGTATTGACGATAGTCCTCGTCCTTAAAGATATCGTGATTACCACGAATCAAAACTTTGTCGCCGTTTAATCTCGACATAATACTTAACGCTCGACGATTGATGACAACATCTCCCAAGTGGTAGATTTTGTCAGTGGGCTTTACCCGTTCGTTCCAAGCCTTAACCATTGCTTCGTCCATTTCCTCGGCT